TTATCATCCACCCCATCAGTAACTAGATAGCCAGCATATTCACCTTCTTCATTGTAGCCACTCCCTTCTGCAAAACCAAAATTAGACAGTACAAGATCATTACCATTGCCCGTAATGTTGGCAATAGTAGCACGATCTTCGTCCTCGTTGGTTTTGCCTACCACTGTCCATGCTTGGTCGGGGAAGAGCCAGGGATATTGCTTTTTGTGCCAGTTGAGAATATTTTCATCCTCTTCATCGGTTGTAAAGTGACCGTTGTCGATGATCTGACCGGCGATGCCGGCTCTAGCAAAAAATGCATAAGTTGCATTCTTCCATAAATAATATAGCCCAGCGTTTTCCACCCAGTCCCCACACGTACCTGTTACAACTTTATTAGTTAATAAGTTCTTAATACATATATTATTACCATTTCGTTTACAAGCAAACAAATTAAGCCCATTAACAAAATCAGCATTTATATAATAGTTATTACCCGCTATAAAAGATACATAAACCAAAGACGAATATTGCATGGAAAAAGTTTTTTTGCTATCAGCTCCACACAAAATCATATTCCTTGTCGGATTATTCTGAAACGGAATAAACGCCGTGTACACCGTATAGGTATCCTCGAAGTTAAGTTCCTTCTCTGTAACTGCAAAGTCGTCTACTCCGTCACCGAGGATAAAGCCAGGGTAAACATCACTAATACCCGAACCCTCCTTCCAAGCGAAATTCTTGAAGGATAAGAACCGACCTTTATGGTCCGCATCCTCGATCCTCGGATCGTCCATAGCCGCCATCATCTCGTTCGTCAGGCCGCCGAAATGCCAACGAGTGACATCGCCCGGAAGTTGCGGGAAGCCGTCTCCGGAACCGCCACCACCGGAACCCTTCCGCAGCTTTCCACCATAGAAACCTCGGAGCCTAATCGTGTTTAGCTTCAACTCTCTTGTTTCTAAAGTCTTTAAAATAAAATTACTCATAAGTATACTGACATTTTATAACAGGAGTGTCACTTTCAATGATAATGGTCATTCCAGGACTCACATCGGGTACTTTTGCCTCAAAGTTAGGAAGAGTCCAATTTATAACTCCAAAAGCAACAGGATCAGATCCTGTTATTGTTTCAAAGAACGACAACCGACCAGACGCTTGTCGTTTAATATGTATTCTAAAATCACCTGTTGGCTGGAAAGATGTTTTATAAACTCCATTCTGAAGTGAAAAAGTTAAATCATTAAGTTCCATTTTGATCGTTATAAATAATGTACATATTCTACTATATCTCCGTTAGTTCCAATTGCATCAATTGGTTCAAAAGTGTACGTATCATCATGTTTACGAATAATAACATAGATACGATGATCCATTCTGGCGGCTTTACTTGCCAATCTTCTCATATTTTCTCGGTTGGCCATAGCCTTATTTTGAGACGAACAGTTACAAGGAGCTTTCGCATTCATTTGAATCCATATTTTTTTAGTAAATTTTCAATCGCTGGTTTTATACGATTATCCAGCAAATACTTTTTTGCTTTTCTTGTCAATCCTAAATGCGATGGACCATATTTTTCTTCAAGCGCATTATCTCCAGCATAAAAACCGATAGATCTGGTTACAATCTTCCCTCCGTCTTTCCCATCCACAACAACAGGGGTAATACTTCTATGATACTCTCCTGTTATTATGAGGTTAGGTGTATTCCTATTTCGGGGAGGAAACTTTAAAATATTGGACGTTTCAGGCGGCGTGACACGTTCTTTCATATCTCTCCACCATACCGCCTTTTTTCTCGCTGCTTTTTCCGTCTTTGTCGTTTCCCGGAAGTAAGGGTCTTGAAGATATGTAGGCCTTATCTGTTTTCTGTTTTCATCAAGTCCGGCCATTAGTTGGTCGGTGATCAAATCATGAATCAGATCCTCACTTTCACGAAGGCTATTTGTAACCTCTGGCATGAAATTATTTTTCAACATCCTTACGGCATTTGAAACTCCCGCTATAGTACCCATATTAAAACACAGAGGGGCCTAATAAAGCCCCTCGTTTGCAACTGATTTACCTTTTATAATGCTATAAACATCCGTTAGAATTTTTCTTCTATCTTCGATATTACGATCTAAAAAACAAGATTTTTCATGGGCTTCCAAAAATTGTTTTTTTGTCATTTTAGAACATAAATCCCGATTAAAAGAAACTCCATTCATTACGACTTCCATTGCTCAATACCTTTAATACCAGCAGTAAGCAGCTGCTCTGGGCTTAACAATGCAGGTGTACTTTCACTTGTTAGACTCAATGTCCCATCAGCAGAATTGTATTGGGCTGCACTGACACTATCTCCCCATACACCTTCTGTTTTTCCAAGTAATGCTCCATAGGCCGTTGTTAAATCATATTTGCCATAATGTTCAACCACCTTGTAATTAGATCCACTATCTCCCACTTTTACGACATCTACCCAAACAAGGCCTTTGGCTTTTTCAACCAAATCAGTCTCACCTTGCAGAGATTTGGTTTCCATCCAAGCCTTTTCTACATCATCATACACCAGGCTAACCGCCATAGATGCATTATCTCCACTCGTTTTAAATCGTTGTACTGATGAAGGATAAATAGAAGACATCAGATAGCCTTTAATAGTAGTATCTGTGTCATACTGACCATAAACAACGTTATTTTTATCCACAAATAAAGCTCTCATTCTTTCGTTTTTAAGCTTCATTAAATTCGCCAACAGTCCTTCATCGTAATTTTCAAGCGTCCAGGCTTCAACAAGCTCCGAGTAAGAAGTAATTTGAGAAGGACCATATCCTTGTTTAGACGTTTGGGCCTCACCACCACTTGGTGCATATTCCGCGATAGGTCCTATAGGATAGATACGCCCCGGACGGTTCGCATGAATCATTTCTTCTATTTTTTCTTCCAGTTCATCATCTTTTATCACCATATCTTCCGGTGTCAGAATGATCACTTTTACATAATCCGGAACAAACGGACATTTGCTTGATCCCGTATTAAATATCTCGCTTCCGCAATCTCTGTACTTTTTCATTTTTATCTACAATTAGGTTTCTTTACTTTTATCTCCAAATCCAATATATCTATTCCGTCAAATAAATCCGCAAAAGGCTTTTTCCCGTCAGAACCATAAACCCCTCGACTGCCATACCTCATATTATCCACATACCGGTGCGGCACGACATTTTTAGATCCAAAATCAAACCTTTGGTCTTTGGCTAATTCTAAAATAAAATGTTCGTAAACAGGATGTAGGATTTCTTTGTAAGAAATAGCAAGCCTCTGATCATTGGTATAATCAGATAACGTGCGAGTAGCTATCATCAGGTCAATATTTGCTTTACAATATAGATCGGGATCGCCTTTATCTTCTTCAAATGGGGTAAAAAGAGCAAGAAGTGGCCATTTGCCCGATTCAGTGATAGGGGATTTGCTTAATATCTCCATTTCCCGTGCTATTTGCGCCCATTCCCCAAATAGGAAATTTATTTCTATCCCAACACTTATAGAAGTATTACGGCTAATATCCTTGAATATATCTACGATATTTATCATATCCCCATCTTATTCATAAATTCCAGTAAATGCTCATCAAAAAAATATCCGCCATAATCATCTCTATGATCATATAGATAATCAGATATATACCTATTCATATAGGCCATCTGATTCCATGCGTTTATCATTTTGATATTACATGGCGAAATTTTATTGGAAGAGCTTTCCTCGACATTGCCAATAGGCGTAGCCTGTGTTTGATTTTTTCTCAGATAGAAGAAGAATACATAGTAGGCAACCGGAGATACCTTCCGATTACCTACCTGTTCGACCAACATGTTTTTTAGATTATCCCATTTTTCTTCGCCTTCTCCACTTTCGATATACCCAACAAACTTTTTTGCATTATCATAACCTAATATTTTATGATAAAATTCAAGTTCATATTGAGCAATCAAGGACTTAAGTTCGTAATTGGAAGCCTCATTAGTCTTTGATGGCACGCCAGTATACGAAATCACTCCTTCTATATGAAGTTCACCTGTGAAAAATGTCTCATCTATAAGCATGATTTACTGTTTTTTATTTTTTGATTTGATCAAGCCGCTCATGCCATATTTTGTAATAGCCTCTTCTATTTCAGGAGTAGAGGCTATTTTACCCTCATTTATAAACATGATTGCGACAGGAAGAGAAGCATAATCCTTATCTCCGATTTCATGATGTTTAGCCTTAATATAGGTAACTTCATATACATCCGAAGGTTCAAACCTGTAACTCTTTGCATCATTTTTATTTACTTTTCCTCTTTTCATTATATTAACCTTCTATTTATTTAGATGAATCAATAGCTTCTTTGATAGTGGCATAAGAACCCTTGACGAATGCAGTCTTGTAATTCGACTTAATATAAGCCAACAATCTTTTTTCGCCGATCATTGTCACTTGGTTCTTCTGGAAATCGTCATTGACCCAACCGAACGTAATAGATAATCCTACATAGTCACGGATGTTCAGATATCTAAAATCGCCCAATACAAATTCACCTTCCGTGATGGAAGTGGATGGCCGGATCTGGACTCCCGAAATAAGAGATCCATCCTGTAATGTAAAAGGCGGGAAGAGATACTGGCCATTAGCATCTTTTGTCAGCTTCATATTCGCCAAATCAATAGGATTAACGCGGACGACATTTGGAGCATAATTCATTTTAGATGTCGAAACAACTTGTGTATAAGCTGCTATAATAGCATCAAAGTTGTTCGGTTTGTCCACCTTGATACTGGTTAATGAATATTCGGGGATATCTGTGAAAACACCTTTTATTTCTCCATCAGAGCCAGAACCATATAAAATCCCATTTTCCTCTTCAATACCGATTTTATTAATAATTTCAGCTTGAACCTCTGCCACTAACTGGGGAAGATCAGTTAATGTTTCTTCCGTCAGCGTAGCTGTCAATGCCACCTTCCCTGCATTAACAACAACTTCCTTGATTGTTGCAGTCATTGAAGGCTTTAATCCGCCTTCAGGAACCCATTCGGCATCTCCTGTATAATCCTTAAGCTCTGTATATACCAATGTCCGAGCATTGATAGTCGCGACATTAGCGAATTGTCTAATTTCGCTTTCAGCCATAGGCGGCGCGGAAATAGTAGAATCAAATACAACTCCAGGACTCAGCGTCACACCGGATGCAGCCGTCACAGTTGATGTTATAGGCGTATTAGCCTTGACAACAAGATTAAATTGTTTTTTATAGCCAGGAGAAGATTTGCAAGCCGCCTTTAAGTCCACCATTTCTCTTCCGCTTTGATCTTTGGTGATATATTCTTTCACCTGTTCCCGGATCTGCTCATCTATTGATTTTAAACGAAATTCTCCAGACGGGGTTTTATCCATAGCTCCTTTGATTCTAACAAGCTGTTCACAAACCTCTTTCTTGAAGTTTTCAAAGTCTTTCTTATCAATCTTATCCGACATGTTCTTTTCATTCAATTGCTTGAACTCATTTATCAAATCGTTAATCTGCTTGAGATATTCCGGTTTTCCTAGCTCGTCTTTCAAAAACTTCACATTCAACTCTTCCAGTTTGTCATCCAGCCCCTTGAAAAACTTTTTCTGATCATCATCAAGCGTAGATTCATCGATAAAAGCCATTAAACCAAGACCAGACAACAACACACCACCGGCCACAGGATTAGCGGCAAGAGTAAATACCGCAATTAGTGACAATGCCATAATTGCAAATAAAGAACAGGAAAGTTTAAATCTTTCTTTTCTTCCTCTCATGCTGTTTTGAAACAGTACTCTTAAATACTTTCTCATCTTTCTACTTCTTTTAGTTGTTATTTAAATTTCACATTATGGAATAAGCTTTTCTTTGGGTTTACGGCGACTTGATCTTGTGCAAGTGAACGAAGCATACTTTTCATATCTTCCTCCGGCTTGATTAGCATAAGTGCCTTAAACTTTGAGAATAAGCCCAATATTTCTGTTTTCTTTTTAATGGATAATCCCCGCAAACTATTTTCAATTTCGCTATGTAGTTCAATAACTTTATCTTCTACTTCTTCCGCAGTTTTTAAACCTGTATAATAAGTTTCTCCATTACAACCTATAGAAACAGCAGATATTTCATACAATACGACTTCTTTTACAATAAAGGCATCTTTATCCGAATCATAGTCTACTTTGTCCCAAACGTAAGAATAGCCGATAGAAAATTGATTGATTGTGCCAGATTCTAGCTGGGTAATTTCTCTATCCCCTAAATCAATTTTATCAATATCTGCCTCAAAATATAATCCTTTATCATCCTCAATTAATGTAACAATTTTACCTACCGGTTCATTCATGTTATGCATCCATAAGTGGATGATCTTATCATTTGCATTACTTTGAGGCCCTCTTTCTTGTATACTTTTTGAGAAACATCCTTTTATTAAGATATCGCCAGCTTTATCCTTGTTCCCAAAAATAGCAGCATATCCAGAAATTCTGCGACTCTCAGAATTGATCGTTATATCTTTGGTCTCAAAAGAAAAAGCCTTATACTGCATTCCTATTGATTCTTTTTTCTTATTTTTCAGCTTGTGTGCCATTCTGTATATTATTTTCTATTGATTGAGATTCTTGTTTAAAGTCACCTTCAGGATTGTCCGGATCTATATCTATATAATTAGCTACTTCTTTCCTGGATTCGGACAATGTTATGATACCATCATTGTATAAATTACGAACCGCATTAGAAGCAAGAGATAAAGCACTTGCAGCACTTTTCTTATCTTCCTGGAGCACGGATATATGAGAATAATCCAATCTTATAATTATCTCATCATCCCCTACTATAGCCTTTGTTAGGGTTTCGCAATAATTCTCAGAATCAGGTATGATCAAGTCTTGATAGGCATCTCGTTTTGCCCCGTTCTGATTGTCGTATGTGCTATCTGATATCAAAATATTAGGATTTATCCCTAATGAATTGCAGATGGTATTGCGACACTCTTTATCTTCTTGATATAATTTTAAATCTTCCGAATTGCCCGTAATTGGAACCCATTTTACATTTGCGGTAGTAACAAGGACTGAAAAAAGTTTACCTACAACACCATATTTACGTTTAAAACTTTCGTTTAGTTTTTCAATCTCTCCTGGGGTAAGAGAATTATCCCCATATACATCACCATTGGCATCGTTACACAATACGCCTTTTGGACCACCATCAACGATCAATGTGCCTCTTGCAATCATTTGAGCAATCCAATTGTTAACCGGCCTAGTAAGAGAGTCTGTCATATGGATATAAGACAACTCTTTTTCAGTTACATTAATATTAGCACTCGCATCAGATACAACAAAATATTCATCACTCTCTATATAGATATTCTCACTCCCCCATTCAATCCATGCCTTTTTTATAACTTCCTCTAATCTTGATTTCTTCCATATGTTAGCATCTACTTCAGCGTGGAAAAGCTCAGGGGGGATAATCCACATCGAAACCGGTATTTCAGATCTCAAAGCTCTAAATGTATAAATAGGGCAAAAGCCAAAAGTTTTGAGGGTGATTTCAACCTGCTTATTAAATTGCTTTCCACTTTGAATTGGGTTAGGCTGTTTAAGCAAGGTCCTTATCTTATTGTATTTATTATCTCCATCCAAATGCTCATTATCCTCTTTATCCGTCACATAAAATCGCCCGTTAGAAAACATAGAACCGCATCTCTCAACAACAGTTGCAAAAGGAGTGCAGGCTATTAAGGCCTTTCTTTTGTCAGCAAGGTTAAGCATATCAAAAACGTCAGATTTGCCACCAATAATTTGTTGTAGTCCTTTTGATAATGCATTTATATACCAAATGTTCCCTGCTTGATCTTTTTCTACGGCATTCACATTACCTACCATAGAAAAAGATTTCGAACTGCTATTCCAGTTAGATTTCCAAAAAGCAAGTTTTTGTAATAAAGGATATTTCATTTTTGTACAAACAAAAAGAGCCATCCCCAGTATTTCTACTGAGAATGGCTCTTAGGCTCTTTATTTTCTTTTATATGCTACAAATATAGTGCTTATTTTTAGATGAACAAACAATTAAGAATAAAATCTATCCGACATATAAGCCCCTCTTAACCCTTTCTGATAATGCCGCTAATGAATTTATAGCTTCTATGTTATTCTTATCCTTGTAGTCAAGGATGTTTTCAATAAACGCTTCAAAAAGAATATCCGTATCATAATCACTTGGGATGAATATGTTGTTCTGGATATAATCGATATGAGCAGATATCCTTTTTTGAGGATCATGGAAAGGCTTTCTGCCTCTAACATCTTGGACATGATCCTTTAAATTTTTGACATAGGCCGCAAGTAAAGGATCGCATTCCACCTGAACTCTATCACCTGGAACAATCAACGAGGATACCTCAAGCTCATCTATAATGGTATCAGATAACATTGCCCTTGTGACATAGCATTTGTTATCTTTAAATATAACCCTGACAAACACGGATTGCGAATTGATGGAAGGGTTGATTTCGACCATGCCATATCCTTCAGACAAGTCGACCTTTGACTTGTCATAATACTTTATAGAGGTATCAGAAATCTTATTTCTACTTCTTCTAAGAGAAAACTTCGTGTACTCTTTATTAAAAGCCTCCGTTATAAAATATCGCTTCGTATCACTAAAATGGCCGTATTGCTCATATGTCTGCCCTGTATCTTTATTTTTAACCCTCTGTTTCAAGATTGCTCCGTTCACATCCTTCTTTACACGAGAGTAGTCATTTATCGAAACCTTGCAACTTTCATCTATTCTAATATCTATACTTTTTATAGCGCCAGCATAAATGGCATTGATAAATTCCCCCGACATGGCGACAGATGGATTTACTCTGGGCATCCTCTCTTCGACGACAAATGATTTTTCCAGACCATCCTTAAATTTGTCAAAAAAAGAGAGTTTATCATCATCGATTGTATTACCGCTCTTTGTCGACACATCCCCATATAGATACACCTTGTCGTTATAACCAATATCCTCGAGGTATTCCACCGCTGCCTCAGAAGCCTTAGATGCTGTATTGAAAGGATCTTCTGCCGGTATCTCATGAACTTGTCTTGCGCTATTTACATCGCCCGTAATAATTTGCCAAAATCCGATTGATATATATGGTAGCATATTGTTGTCTATAGTTATATGGATAGGATAACGTTCATCGTACTCGCAACGACCGACGTGCTTGCCAATCTCGAAGTTTCTGAAGAACTCCCCTCCGGTCTTAACGGTCCCCCATTCCCCCAGCGCGTATACTTGATAATACGCGTAATCATTTACTTTATCTTTTTCAAAGTCGGCTATCACTTGGGCATCATAAAAACCATAGCCCCCATCAGGAGAACCTACTACCCAGAAATTATTAAGATAAGTAGACCGCATAATCACTATATCAGGGTTATGTGTATCGTATTCTTTTGTTCGAGGATTAAATATTAACTTAGCGGAATTAGTCCATTTCTGGGCGATTTCAGAATATTCTTTTTTTAATATCTTCCCTGTTAGATTATCTTTTAATTTCCCGTAAAGATGATTGTCAACTTCCACCAATTTCTCCTGCTCAAATATATTCTTCTTAATCCAGTGGTCTTCGGATATGGGGTTAAATGCAGCAATGATCTTTTGTCCCTTCCTACCTCTAAGGCGTTTCCTTATCTGCTTAAAGTCACTTTCATCAAATTCGGATATTTCTTCGCAGAATACATATTGGTAACTTTCAAGGCCTTTTATTTTTTCGGGGTCATCCAAGCCTTTGAAAGTGATATATGAACCATTAAAGCACCTTATCTGCCCCTCTACCGGCTTAAAGAATGCGCCAAGTTTTAAGCCTCCTATAGCCTCCTGAATACTCTTATATATACTATCCGATATAGTAGCTCCAGTTTTTCTAAACACCATCGTGTTATATCCATTCTCAATACACTCCAACACAATAGCTTGCGAAATCGAAAAAGATTTAGCCGAAGAAGATCCTCCGAATAAGAATATAAACCTATTGTCATCATTCTTAAGAGCAACTCTTAAATGATGAAAATTGGGATTGAACCTCTTATAGCTTATTATCTTCTTATCCACAAAATATAAAATTTAGAACATAAATAAAATTATAAACCCCGATATTTTTCTAACAAAGCAAATGCAAATCTTAAATATAGAACATTAATCAATACCAGTATCAATCTGGACAAGGGCATTTCTTAAATCCAAAACGGTTGGTTCGTCATATCCGAGCATCTTGCAAATACGCTCTATAGCTTTAATCTTATCATATAATTCGACCTTAACATATTCCACATCTATAATTTCGGGATCTTCATTAGTTCCGACATTTTTCTTTAATATTTTGGTGGATATACTTTTGATCGAAGACTTTTGCTTTTCGGTAAGTGACTCAAAGTCCTTACGTTCTATCCATGTGTTATGCAGATGAGCTATAGAGGAGAATGCAATATTTGATAATTCTGCCAATATTCTATCTTTTGTAAGATCAGATTGTTCTTTTTGCTCATCTTGTAACTCTTTAACCCTTGTAGCAACCTTGTTGTCTTTAAGCAATTTAGAAGACACTTCCCATATCGTTTTATCTGACATTTTACCGCACGAATAAGCCCTCCGATAAGCCTCCGAAGCGTTGCCACATTCTATGTAATAGTTACAAAAGTTTTCTTGTTTGATTGTAAGTTTCATTTTCCCATTACGATTTTGATTTCTTTTTTACACTTTTTGCACCAGCAGTAATAAGATCCAATACTGCCATAATCATAATGCCCTATCCAGTTGCCATGAATAGGACAAAACACATCAACTTGCTTCTTTTGGGGTATAAAAGGGCCTTGCTGTGAAGACATAAAATACTATTTTAAAATTAGGCCTTTGCACAAAATTACAAATTAATCCTCATATCAACAATACATTGTTGATAAAATATCTTTTCGTAGTTATCTTTGCCCGAAAAAAAACATGAGCGAAGAATTAAAACAGCTAATAGCCTGGTTTGAGAGCTACCAAGTGACGTTTAACGAGATCCGGTTAAGCGAGTGTGAGAATATATTTGATTTAAGCAAGTACATTGATGTGCATGTCAGATCGGTTAAGAGGGATTGGGATAATCCGACCTTTGCAAGTGATATACTGAGGTTGCAAAGGCTTAAAAAGGTGTTGGAGGAAAGAGGATAAAAATAAAGCCGGAGGTTATTCCGGCTTTATTTTTATGTATGTTTTGTAAGATAGGCCAATTCATATTTACAAAGATACTCCTTTATCCTATCCGCCTGAGCTTTCTTTATGTGGCAAAAGGATATGTATTTTCTAAATTTATCCATTCCAAAATTACCAAGAGCCTCACCGAAAGAAGTATTCATGAATAACGTTGGAATAGAATCAACTCCCGTCATATCAATAACAAGCATCTGGTTTGAATTGATTGCACTTTCTATATGCGGGTACAAGGCCGCGCCAGCATCAGGATAACTTTTCCCTTCTAACAAACTCGCAATATTAATCAGTCTCATACGCATAATATTTATAAAGTAAAACTTCCAAACTCAAAATCTTGTTCAAAGGAATCTATTGAGATATCAAAGTAAATCAAAGTTCCATTAAAATCAAAATCAATATCAAACATTTCGCAAGAACCATTTTTACCGGTTAACTTGATAAGTCCTTTATTACTCACCATTCTGAACATATTTTCACCTTTTAAAAATGTTACAACCGTATCAAGCCCAAATCCTTTATTATATGCCTTTGATCCAGAAGTTACGCCTGATTCTAAAGATTTTTTCAATACATAAGAATCTTTACAGCCCTCAAATTTTCCACCAAGAGAAGCAGATATGCCAATTCCATAATCGCATATCGCTATATGTATTTTCCCTTCATCGGCTTTATATCTGACATACGAAAATGCATTCCCTTCTGCATGAGCGTGATCAAATATATTAAAATAAAGCTCATTAAGCAAAGTTCTAACCATAGACATGTCTTTTTCAGGGAAAAGATCTTTAAAGTATTTTTCCACACTTATACTATACCCTTCTTTCCCAGAGTCAGTAACTCTCCATAGATTTAATATTTCCCTGCTATGAGATTCAACATGATCACACTTCTCGGATGTCCAATATTCCTTGATAGATATATCTTCATATATTAATTTTTCAAGATCCTTATTATTAACAGTAAGTCTAACCATATATTTCTTGGACTTTAAATCGTCAATAATGCAAGACAGAAGAACAATATGAAATGGTTCTAAATGGCATATACCACTTTCTATAACAATGGTAATAACCTCTTTCAGATCATACTTGGATTTCACGACTTCATTCCTAATCTCTATAGATCTCCTTATCCAATACTCGCGATCTGGACTATTAAATATATACGTTTTCTTCTCTTTTAATGAATCCATTTATAAAGTTTTAAGTTTTTCCTATCAAATCACCTTCTCCCCTACATCCTGTATTCGCAGGTGTAGGACTTGCCGGAGTGGTGGTAGTGCCAGAGGAAGAGAGGCCGCTTCACTTTATCTATAATATTGCAACGGAGGCGCGTTTAAGCTGATCTCCAAGTTCGGATAAAGCAACAGAAAACACCTTCAATTCATCCGGGGTAAAATCAGCCGGCTTGCCGTTTACCATATTGCCGTTTATACGCTGGTACAACCATTGGCGAGACTTGCCAAAATAATGCTCTGCAATATATGACATAGAAGCAAATCCAAGTATATTGTCAAGTTTTTGTTTACGATCAATAATCTTTGAGATTTTTTTAGCTTCATCTATGGCCTCTCTTGCGCCTTCTCTATACGCCTGTGCGAACTCTTTCTTTTCTACCGAAGACAACGAAGCGAGAAAGGCTTTAAACCGCTTGTCATATTCTGCCTTTTGCTCTTTCGTATTTACCAAAGCAAAATCGGCCTTCCATCTCTTAAGTTCTAATTTCACGTCCATGATAGTGTTGTTTTTAGTTTCTTGAAAAAGGTAGCCCCACTATGGGGGACTACCGCTTTCTTTCAGCTTGTTTTTGGCATCAATCAAATCGTCTAACGCATCATTGACACTTCCTTCAAGCTCATCGTCCGAAATCCAGTCGGTTTCCCGAATATCATCCCAGTAGAGGGAAAAGAAGCTAAGGTCTTTTTCCGCAGCTTCAATCCGAGCCTTTAGCTCTTCTTCGTCATCATACATTGTGCACTCTGTCTTATGACTATGCAAATATAATAACCTTTTGGTAATTATGCAATAATCGGGAAACTTTTTTAAGTTTTTCTTTGCCGTTTCAGAAGCCTGCGGAGTTCGGACATAAAAAAGCCCCGAACTGTGGGGAACGGGGCAATATAATTTTTATTACATTAATTTTGGATAGTTGTTATTACTCCGTTTTCAAAATAAACATAAGAGCCAAGTCCATAAACCCATTGCTCGTGTACTCCAAATGATCCAATCGTTTTATTTATATCACTTGGACTTCCCCAAGAATCAAGACACATATTCTTAGTCATTCCGATTCTGATTTTACCTTGCAAAATCAAGTTCGCATTAGAAGCACCATATTTTTTTGTCAAATCTGCTTTTCTTTTGTTTTTTGCAGCAATACTTAAAGATCTTGCGTTATCATAATAGGATTTTAATTGAAATTTACCACAAACTAATGGCATTTTTTCTTCATAAATATTTTTATAAGGCTTCCCTTCATTGTTTTCTATATAACAATAATGTTTTCCATATTGAGGATTATTAAATATTAAAACAATTGGGCTTCTTTTATCTGTGTACATTCCATCACCCTTTTTTCTTGGCTTTACTTGAATATCTACACAAGTCCAAACTGTTCCTGTTTTAATATTTTTAGTTACAGTATCAGTCTCTAAATTTATAAAGTGGTCTTGTTTCTCGTAATATGATGCATATCCTTTATTACCAAGATACACAAAGTCTTTATTTACATATAAAGACTTCATTTTTTCATAGTAACCTAATACAACCCACTTAAAATTGTAATATTCTGTAAAAATACCTCCCTCTTCGCTCTTTTCGCCTGTGTTTATATTTATTAAAGATAGTCTATGATATAGTCCTTTTCTCGTATCGTCTGGTAAAATTCCATCAACACGGTAGTAATCACCAACCTTGAAATTAGACCTATTAGTATAAGAATGAGGATCGCCGCAATACATTAACGTTTGACCAATTAGATGATGAAATGTATAATTGTCTCCATATTTTTCTGGAGTCATATTTTTTAAGCTATCATATACAATGGCTTTATACTTAGGCTGTTTTATTTCGGTATCCATTATTGTTATCTGACCATAAACATGAGCAGATAACAAAGTTGCAATGACAAATAAAAAAAATTTCATAATCATGTATTTTAATGTTGTTGACTAAAATAAAGTTATTCAACTTTTATGCTAATATCCTTGCCACAGTGAGGACAGGTAAGGGATAAAGAGTCACTTTTTGGGTGAACTTCTTCTGAAGAGGCGAATAACTGCCACATAGGAACATTTAAAGCCGTTGCTATTTTTTCAAGAGTAGGATATGAAGGTTTTCCATTAATTAACTGAGATAGTCCAACCCTTGTTATACCCAATTTATCAGCAAATTCTTGCTGCGTATATCCTTTTTCCTTTATCAGTTCTTTAATTCTATGACTCATAATTAATCATTGATTTTTGACAAAAATACAACGCTCATTCAAGTGTAAAGCATATACTATTCATAATTAAAGTTAAAGAATAGCATTTAATTATCACAACGCTTGTAAATGAATAGCACATACTTTACATTTGCATCATAATAATAAGACAACAAGACAATGGAAGCACCGAAGTATAACAAAAGTAGAGTAATGAAATCAGCTTGGTCAATGTTCAAGGCTGGCAAGAAGTACCGCAATCATGTATTGACGTTCAGCGAATGCCTAAAAGAGGCTTGGAAGGACGAAAGAAGTTCCTATGACAAGGCGATGAAGATGTACCAGCTTTTCAACTTGAATAAGAAGCAATGCGAAAGCCGGGATGCTAAACGCAATGTTGGTACTTGTTCTATGGCTTTCATGGCTAACACACTGACAAATTACTATGCTAACAATAGATATAATGGAGATTAATATTATGACAACATTAGATGTATTAAAAGGAATCCAGCGAATCATGATCGAGAAACTGATCGCAAAGAGTGACATTATAATATCTGTCTCTTCCCGGCCGGAAAGATCGGAGTTATCTATCTATGTACAGAATACCGATTATGTGGTTCTGGCGCATGAAATATTTATCGACGATACCGGGATTGACTTTAAAGAAGAAAATCGAAAGGCGTACGTTCGAATCTGGGAAACAATCAATAAGCATACAAGAATATCTGTCGCTTCATAATATTGCTACATAAATAACATAGACCCACATGTTGAGGCTTCGTGCCCAGCGTATCACGTTTGGATGTCCCGCCGGTAATATCGCCGGCGGGATTATTATTAACAAACCAACACCTTCAATTCATACTTACTTGGATCATTCGTATAATCTATAACCATTCGTATAGCTGCATCAGCCTGTTTCTGCATTATCCGAATGTAATTATAAATAGGTCTGTTTTCCTTCATAGACTGCCCCAGACAATATTCGACTATTTCCGTACGGATACCAAGATCGAAGGCAAACTGAGAAAATGTTTTTCGAGCTGAATAAAAACTTAAGTTTGACTTAATTCCCAATTTTTTCGCCAACTCTTTCAAACAATGGTTCACGTAACGCTGAAAATTGCTGTACGTAAACTGGTAGCCAAAATTCAATTTTCCATTTCTGGAAATATATTTCCGTATGATTTTTTTTGCTTCTTCTGGGATCGTAAAAGTTACAATCTTTTCTCCCTCCCTCTTATTTGCCGTTTTTTTACGAACATAACTGATCGTATCACGATCAAACTCATTTCTGACAATATCAGCAAGATTCATGCCCCCCAGATAAAAAGAGAGCAGGAATAGATCACGAGCAAGTGTCAACTTCTTATGTCGTGTTTTTAAATTCATGATCAACGTAAATTCATCAATTGTAATGTCCAACAATTTAACTGACGGCTTTGGCATTTTGACATAAGCAAATGGATGCACATCATATTTCACCAGTCCATCACGGATTGCCTCATTGATACAAGCCTTTAGAAGGGCGTAAAAAATCTATCTCACTTTTTATTCATTTACAACCTCTTGAATGCTGCAAATTTTAATAGACCCGACAAACATTCCGACAAACGTCTACCCGTTTTGTCTGATATGCGTCATGTTGTCAATTGATTCTTTTGATTTAATTATTATATTTGTATCGTATCAGGTTGCGGATGATACCATACAGATTAATAATATCCCAGTTAGGGATTATGTAAGCTACCAACTTCAAACCGCAACTTTGGAGTTGGTGGCTTTGCTTGTTTATCATGAAAAAGACAACTCATAAAGGTTTCTCCACTGAATTTTTGAATAGTGATGAAGGCGAAAAATTATATTCTCAAATTCAATCATCATTTGCGGATTGTCATTTTCCTACTTCACATTCACCAAAGCTATCCTGTTCAATAATCCAAAGTATCCTTCTATTTTGTCGGAGTGTTTCACACCGGACAAAAGTTTAAGTATTTCGTTTTTCCCATTTTGTGTAATTGTTATTTTCTACGGATTTCCATCACACGTCTTTTTTGTCCTAAACAGCATTTTGAACATCGTTCTCCGTATATGCACCATTGTCTCCTTTTTTCAAATTTTCATTTTCTACCCTAAGCCTTTCATTTTCACGAATAATATCTTCATAGTTATTTGTAGGAATATGTGAATATCCTATCATATTACTCATTTCTTCATAAAAACGTCGAGCATTATTCCTTCCTATAATCTCATCCACATCCTCTATACCTTTTATATGCATTATTTTAACCTTACATCCATTCATCATCTCTTCCGTACTTGAAGATTTCTGCGTAAAGCGATTAATAAATCCATCTTTCAATAATCCTCCTGCTAAAAAAAATGTCCTAAGTTTACTATTCAGTCCTATTTTTGTTATTGCATTAAATTCAGATGGCACATTAACCCCTACATATATACATTCTATACAATCTTTTGATATCGGAATATATTCTGAATCTTTTGATATAAATCTATATTCATTCTCATGCATCCAATCGTTCAACTTAAATTTCAGACTTTCTTTCCCATTGATTCTCTTATATCGGAAATATGCTTCATCCTTGTACTGTATTGGGAAGGATTCAATGTCACATTTTAAAGACTTGATTTTTTCTTTTAGCTTACCTAATTTAAACCCAATGCAAACCCCTTTATTATTATCACCATATTGCGCCCACATACGAGGTTTTTTATAGGCATTATTTCCAATACAGAAGCATATACTTTTATAACCACTGTCATTGTGTACTTCTCTCAAATCATTTGAGTTTTTTAAATCCGAAAATAATATTTTTTCATTACCAACAATGCCAAACAGACTTTTTAAATTTGTATAGTGATATAATGTCATATCATCGTTTACATCAAACTCTTTTTTTTCATCTGTGTGTATAACTATTCCTTTTTCATCTGAGATTGGAAGAGAATTGTCATCTTTCAACATTGAACCTTCTCCAGTTAGAAGCCATGCCGGTGACAAGTCAGTGTATATACACACCAATTTTGAACATGATTCTGATGATATATTTTTAGTTCTATTCCATGAACTTTTCGACATACCAGCGTCCTTTTCCAATTGATATATGCTAATTCCTTTTATATTAGCATATTGCTGTATCCTCTCTTTTATTCCCATAAACTCAATGTTAAACAATCATAACTATATGTATATTTATACCTATTTATTTTGGATAGGTGCATATATATACCTATATTTGCATCATCAAACAAACCTAATCTGTTTTGCAAACAAAAACAGAAGGCAGATTTGCAAATATAATAATTGAAATGGAAAACAAGGTGATAATCAGAAGAAGAATTATCCTCCCTTATGGAGGAACGGCAAAGATTGCTAAGCATTTTGGGGTAACAATGCAGACTGTTCGTAATGCTCTAAAGTTTACGACGGATGGAGAATTACCGGATATGATTCGGAAAGAAGCTATTCAAAATTATGGCGGAGCATTGTCGGTTGTAAAAAAAACAACTGTGCTGTAAGAGGATAAATGAGTAGTACATAATAAAAAAATAAGGAACACCAAGATGAATACAACATTAAGCCCATACGTCAGGAAAAGCCTGGAGCAGTTGGAAAACATCTACGCGGCACTCAGGCTGAACAACATCGCAATGTCTAAATCAGATGCAATGAAGATTGTCGGCGGAAGATATAAGTTAGAAAGACTGGTTAATACCGGGAAAATCAGGCTCCAAAAACCGGAATCTGGGAAAGCTGGGTGCAAATGGTTCTGCATGGCGGAAGATGTTTTTCGCCATGTTAAGGAATAGGGCATAAGCCGAAAGCGTTCGGCTGGTGAAGGAAAGCGTTCCTGACCGGGTTCGAATCCCGGATGCCCACAAAAGCGTTCTTTGACATGGTTACAATGAAAGACCTTGACCCTATCATAGGTTACACGTAAGAGGTATCGGGATAGCGGCAAGGCGGTATAAGGCAAAATGGAGGGAGGAAAGATATTTCCAGCTCACGATGAAGTTTAATCGTTCTTTTCATCAAGTCTTATACGACAATGCGAAAGTATTATAAAGCTGGAACATCCTTTAGGTGTTACGAGTCAAACGTTGGTTAACCTATCCAGTTTTCAAGATATAACCCGGTTTTGAAGGCGCGATGCTGTCGATCGGATCGGCTGCCGGGTGCAAACGGATGACCACAGGTGATATGGCGTATGTGTATGGCCTTTTCACATACGCCATATGTTGTTCAATACAACGTCATCCACATTGTATTTTGTAATTAAATTTTTGGTTTTGGTTTATGCCTCTATCGTCCGTGAGGATATAGCGAGGTGTCTTTTGGTATAAATAAAGAATTATATATGTTACCGGAGCTTTCTGGGAAGACCGCTCCGGCTCTTTATCTGAAATTAAAAATCAACGATATATGAAAGCAATTCAACTGTTCATGCTCACAGCTTCATTGCTGATGACATTTTTCGCATTTATCGGGATGTTTTTCAATCCCCTGTATTATGCGATTTGCCCAATGTCAGCCTTATTGTCCTACACTATTTATAAAGAAAAGCGATGGTAAGGGATATCGACATTATAGATCCGGACGGGGAGCAAGACTTCGATGGATTTGAAGAGATGGAAGATCCCGAAGATGTATATCAGAGGGAATGGGAAAATACAACTATGTATTGGTAAGATTAATATTCAAATCTAAATTATATAGAAAATGACTAAAAATGAAATTTTAAACAGCGACTGTGATGTCCGCCGTAGCGCTGCCGGGAACCCTAACACACCGGTAGAAGTGTTAACTGAACTGGCTAAGGATAGCAACTGGAGTGTCCGCCGTAGCGCTGCCTGGAACCCTAACACACCGGTAGAAGTGTTAACTGAACTGGCTAAGGATAGCAACTGGAGTGTCCGCCGTAGCGCTGCCTGGAACCCTAACACACCGGTAGAAGTGTTAACTGAACTGGCTAAGGATAGCGACTGGGGTGTCCGCCGTAACGCTGCCGGGAACCCTAACACACCGGTAGAAGTGTTAACTGAACTGGCTAAGGATAGCGACTGGGATGTCCGCTATAACGCTGCCGGGAACCCTAACACACCGGTAGAAGTGTTAACTGAACTGGCTAAGGATAGCAACTGGGATGTCCGCTATAACGCTGCCGGGAACCCTAACACACCGGTAGAAGTGTTAACTGAACTGGCTAAGGATAGCGACTGGAGTGTCCGCCGTAGCGCTGCCTGGAACCCTAACACACCGGTAGAAGTGTTAACTGAACTGGCTAAGGATAGCGACTGGGATGTCCGCCGTAACGCTGCCGGGAACCCTAACACACCGGTAGAAGTGTTAACTGAACTGGCTAAGGATAGCAACTGGGATGTCCGCCGTAACGCTGCCGGGAACCCTAACACACCGGTAGAAGTGTTAACTGAACTGGCTAAGGATAGCGACTGGGGTGTCCGCCGTAACGCTGCCGGGAACCCTAACACACCGGTAGAAGTGTTAACTGAACTGGCTAAGGATAGCGACTGGGGTGTCCGCTATAACGCTGCCGGGAACCCTAACACACCGGTAGAAGTGTTAACTGAACTGGCTAAGGATAGCAACTGGGATGTCCGCCGTAACGCTGCCGGGAACCCTAACACACCGGGTTATAAAGAAACAACCTACGATTTCGTAGTCACTAAAAACTATGTGGCGGTAAAAGGGACTAATCATATGTGGTATAAACACAATTACCCCAAAATTGCTCCTTTTTATACTTGTGGATGTTTCTGCGGTTCAAGAGAACAGCTTCTCGCTAGAATCTATTCGATTGATAATATAAGTTGTGATCCGACAATAAGGGTTAGAATACTTAATGCTTTAGACAACAAATTCAAAGAGGTGTTCGGTCGGTAGAAGAAAAACAGAATCAGAGGGAATGGGGGAGTATCAACATTAAACAGGTAATCACCAATATGAGTACAATTAATTTAAACGAACTCCGCGACCGGGCATACAAAATTGCACGAGATCATGGTTTTCACGATGCCGACTGGAGCAATGAGCATCTCCTTTGTCTTGTTATCAGCGAACTGATGGAAGCGGTTGAAGCAGATAGAAATGATAGCAGAGCCAATATGATAGGCTTCGAAACCTGCATAAAAAAATGCCTATCAAGGCATTGTTCGGGACGATTGGTTTCTGAAAGCTTACAGAGCCGATATTAAAGGAAGTGTTGAAGAGGAACTTTCCGATGTGACCATATGTTTACTTGATCTCGCGGGACTTCGCAAGATTGATTTATCCGAATTACAAGGACCGCTATTCGATAAATTCAATATTACCCCTGAATTTATCAGTTGGAAATCTCAGATTGAAGAGATGAGCTTCACTGAAAGAATATTCTGCCTATGTTCTCTTTTAACAAGCAGAGAAAGTATTGAAGATGTTGTCAGATCATCTATAGTGACAATATTCTTACATGCTGATATATTGGGTATTGATCTTCTTTGGCATATTGACCAGAAGATAAAATACAACACACTCAGACCTGTAATGCACGGAAAGAAGTATTGATTAACAATAAAAAGTATGGAAAAAGTTTTTATAACTAAATATGCCTTAACAAAAGGCATATTGGAAAAAGAAGCGGAAATACGCGATTATGGATATGAATATGAAATAGCATACGTGAAAGGGGAATTTTCAAGTTATTCTTTAGGTAAAGAAGCTTTTAGGACAAGAGAACAAGCTATGGAAAGAGCCGAGAAGATGAGATTAAAAAAGATCGCTTCTTTGAAAAAACAGATAGAAGCATTGGAAAAGATGAAATTTTAAAAACAAGTGAATCATGATATACAAAAGTCACAATCACGCCTATTATAAAATAGAAGATGGATTGCTTTATGAAGCATACACCACTATACGCGGTCCGAGATTTAGAACTATTGGACGGTTAAAGTATCCTGACAGGAAAAGGGTACCACCTGAAGAGATAAGTTTGGTTGAGCAGGCTTTACGAGAATGGGGTAATGTTTAACGTATATATTAAAAAATTATGAACAGCAACGCACATGAATATAAGGTCAATGCCACCAAAGTAGCATTGCATCTGCTACGAGAGCCCGACATATTCGAAACGAATATGAAATTGTTTTGCGCTAAAGATCTTGAAGATGCTTTTATAGCTGGTGCAGAGTGGCAATCAAGGCAAATGGCATGGATAAGTGTGAACGATAAACTGCCCGAATACGGACATATCATTGACGATCTCACTATTTATTCTCACACAAAAAATGTGATTGTGCTTTATAAAAATGGATGTATTGGAAAAGGGAAACGCATTTATGTGAATGAGATAAATAAGAAAGGCTGGCAATGGTCTTGCTTAAAAGGTGAAGATATTACCCATTGGATGTATTTCCCGGATTAACGAACAATTAAATAAAGAATAATATAATGAACCTAAAACAATTCAAATATTGACTAAGGATAAACGGTTTTCGTCCGGAGCAGTTCGGAACCGGCACAAAGTGGAATCCGATTAAGTTAACAACTAAAAAGAAATGAAGATAGTAACAATCATGTGCCTGCTGGCCATGCTCGCCGGATGCACACCGCAGAAAGTGGTAATTACAAGTAAGCCAAACCGGTTTGTAAAACAGTTTCAACAAGCGGATTCCGCATTTAACAAGCAATACGGAAAGGAGGAAGGTTATGGGAAATTATTATGATAAAGATAGTGTATATCATATAGTGCCAAATGAAGAGGCTTTAGATAGAGGTCCTTATGCCTGGAAAGGCTCATCTACTAAAGAGGGAAATAACCGAAAAGCTATTGCCAAGCGGAGAAAGAAAAACAAGAATAAGAAAACTCATAGATAAATAGAACTGAGTCGGAATAGCTCAAATCACGAAAGGAATAAGCATCCGAGGTGTAAACCTCGCCTCAGATCGGCAACCGCAAATCTTGAAAGTGGTAGACCTTGACATTTGCAATGGTCCGGTAGGCAGGAGCACGGTAGGGTGAGTATTAATAATCAATGTTTAATTAATCAACTCCGCTGTTAAAGGACAGTGTCCGGTGAGAGACCGGTTATTTTGTTTCTATTTATTATTTCAAACAACATCCCGGTGTACTTTGATAGGTTATCCGGGAACAATTACCGCCAGGAGGCAGGCAACAGGGCGCATAGCTTAATGGTAAAGCGTCCCCGACCGGGGAAGAAAGGGGTTCGATTCCCTAGCGCCCACACATTAAACATTTATAATATGGAAAGATCAGAATCGATAAAAGAGATTGCCAATGCTCTCTGCAAATTCCAGCAAGAGGTTGGAAAGGTGAAAAAAGACAGCAAAAATCCCTACTTTAAAAGTAAATATGCCTCACTGGCAGACATACTGGATGTGATACAAAAACCATTGTCAGAATGTGGACTTTCTATTATGCAGATGCCTAAAGGAGAGAATGAGTTAGAAACAATGCTTATGCACAACTCCGGTGAATGGATTTTATCGTCATACGCTATGCGTCCTGTTAAGAATGATCCTCAAAGCATAGGGTCTTGTATTACTTACCAGCGTAGATATGCTATCGGCTCTATTTTAAACCTAAATATAGACGATGATGATGATGCAAACAAAGCATCTAACTTACAAGCAAATACGGCGGATACACCAAAGACTAATCTGGACGCACGTAAGATTTTCCGACCGGACTTTCTGAACAATGATGAGTCCATGAACAAATTGTATGCCTTTATAGAAGAAAAGGAGAAGGATGCAAAACAGAAAAAGCAAAACTTCTCCGTATCTCGGTTAATGGAAAGCCTTTACAAGATAGGGGCAGTTGAATTACAAACAGTAATAGATATGTATCTACAATATAAAAAATCGAAATATGGAGAATAGTATTAAGAAGATAGGGATATTCCCTGTCACCAAGCAAAGTCAACAAGAACTTGCAAATTCGATCATCATACCTGTTCTTGATGGCGATGTAAACCCGATAGAACATGTGGCTAAGATAAGAGGGTTATATGACACATTGAAGAAAGTATTGGATGACGATAGAATAAAAGATTCTGTTATTACTGAGACAGAGAAATACGGCAAGTCTACTTCATGGAACGGATGCGAGATAACATTAAAAGAGATGGGAGTTTCATATGACTACAGCGTTTGCAATGATCCTGTATACAACGCATATTTGGCAAGTTTGAAAGAACTACAAGCAAAGATGAAAGAGCGAGAAGGATTCTTGAAATCGGTTCCCGATAATACAACTATTGTAGACGATAACACTGGGGAGATCATAACACTGCACCCTGCGGTTAAAATGGCAAAACAAAGTTACACAATTAAATTCAAATAAAAATGGCAAATACAATTACTGGCAAAATTTCCTACATAGGACCTATTCAGGAAATTCCTTCCAAAAACGGCGGTAATCCTTTTGTGAAAAGAGAAGTAGTTATTGATTCTACGCGGTTCGATCCATACACTGGAGAACGTGATAAATTCGAAAATTTTCCAATGTTTGAATTTTCGGGAGACAGATGTGCTGAGCTTAACAATTTCCAAATAAATGACATTGTTACTGTTTCTTTCGAAATACAAGGAAGGAAATGGATTGATGCACAAGGGAAAACTAAATATATAAATTCCATAAGAGGATATAAAATAGAAGCAAGACAGCAAAGGTCATCACAGCCTGCTTCGCAACAGCAAGTGGTATATCAACAACCACAACAGAATTATGTTCCACCTATGCCGCCTAATACTCCAATTCAAGATGAAATACCTTTTTAATATTGCATTATGTTATTTGACCCCAAAAATCCTTTTGATAGAAAACGAGCCGAGGCCTATTACAATAAATTAATGTCCGGCACCGATCCATTCGAAATAACAAAAAAGACTAAAAAAAGATCGTTATCACAGAATGCTCTTTTTCATATGTGGGTACAAGTAATAGCCGGCTATGCCGGCTACACATCTTTTGACAACTGCAAGAGAGATATCAAAAGGACCCTTCTTGGGACAAAGGAGGAAGCGAACCGATTTACAGGAGAAATTCAACAAGTCGATTACAAAACATCAGAAATGAGCGCATCCGAATTATCTTCATTCATGGACAAGATGAAAATCTGGGCGCAATCAGAGTTAGGATGCTATCTACCCTACTTTGGTGATCCTGGCTATGAAGAGATGGTATCAGAGTATAATGGAAAAAGAATTTAAAGCACTGTACATAGCACAAACACCTACCCGATTGGGATGCGACAAAAAAGAAAAGGCTATTCAGCTCCTAAAGAATGGAGACGTGAATAGCCTTTTAAAATGCAAAAAGTTAATTACCGAAATAATAAAAGAAAAATATGATTAAAGGTTATAAAGGGTTTGATAAAAGCCTACAGTGCAGAGGCTTTCAATATAAAGTCGGTGAAACATTTGAAGAAAAAGGGACAATTAAAGCATGCAAAAGCGGTTTTCACTTTTGCGAAAATCCATTTAATATATTCGATTATTATCCCCCTTCCGATAGTAGATATTGTAATGTTGAAGGTGATGGTAAAATAGATACAGACAATAGTGACAGTAAAGTCGCTTGCTCAAAACTACACATACATACCGAAATCGGATTAAGTGGTCTTATTTCCGCTGGAGTTAAATTTATACTTGACAAAGTAGATTGGGGGAACAACAAGGCCACCAACACCGGCGATCGGTCAGCCGCCACCAACACCGGCGATCAGTCAGCCGCCACCAACACCGGCGATCGGTCAGCCGCCACCAACACCGGCGATCGGTCAGCCGCCACCAACACCGGCGATCAGTCAGCCGCCACCAACACCGGCGATCGGTCAGCCGCCACCAACACCGGCGATCGGTCAGCCGCCACCAACACCGGCGATCAGTCAGCCGCCACCAACACCGGCGATCGGTCAGCCGCCACCAACACCGGCGATCGGTCAGCCGCCACCAACACCGGCGATCAGTCAGCCGCCACCAACACCGGCGATCGGTCAGCCGCCACCAACACCGGCGATCGGTCAGCCGCCAGCGTAGAAGGGAAAGACAGTATAGCTATCGTAACAGGATATGATAGTAAAGCCAAAGGAGCTATGGGCTGTTGGATTGTATTAACAGAAAGAGGTGATTGGGATGGGAATACTTATCCTATTATAGATGTACAGGCGTTTAAAGTCGACGGAATATCAATTAAAGCCGATACATTTTATAAATTAAAAAACAGCAAACCTGTAGAAGCATAATAGCTTATGAAACAATATCAACTCCCCGACTACCTGATAAAATCTTTCCTTCGACATGTATCAAAAATTGTAGATCATGTAGAAGATAAAGGCTGTAGTCGGGTAGCTGATGCAGTTCGACTAACTAAGAAAGATTTAAAGAAAATTGAATCACTTATTTCCAAATAAGAAAAATATGGAACTATGAGAGTAATACATGTTCATTTGATCTTTAAAAAACAAGATCATTTCTTTGGTAGTATTTCTGCCATATTTGATTATTTGAGTGAAGATGATATTGGGATGGCAAAATCCACCCTTATTCATTCTTTAAGCTCCGACACAATATGTACGGGGAGAGCGATAATAAAGAGACGGGAGATACTAAGGTGTAAACATAAGTAGAACTTCATGCGGTTAATAATTTAGGTTTTCACCCCCTGCCGTTCGTGAGAATATGCAGGGTGTTTAGGGGCGAAAGGTAGTAGATGTATATTAGATTGGTTCGATTCCGATCCGCCCCACATTGATATTGAAATTATGGATTTTGGATATGATATTCCGGATTTTGAACCGGATGATTACGACAATTACAATTATGATTAAGAAAGACAGAGTAATAGGAATAGATCCCGATTGTGACAAATCAGGAGTTACAGAGCTTCATGTTAAGTCAAGGTGTTTAAACGTGACTAATCTTTCATTCCCTATCCTTGTTGACTACTTAAAGTATATAAAAGAGGATTTTGTTGATCGTCAAAAAGAATCTATCATAGTCGTTGTCGAAGCCGGCTGGATGAATGAAAGCAACTGGCACGCTACACGCTCCACTCCGGCTGCTGCAGCTAAAATAGGTCAGAATACTGGTCGAAACCATGAGGTCGCTCGCAAAATAGCTGAAATGGCAAGGCATATAGGACTGGAAGTTGACGAAATTAGACCTCTTAGAAAATGCTGGAAGGGTAAAGACGGGAAGATAACTCAAGAAGAACTATCAAAGATCGTTGGGGGATTGGATAAGAGGTTAAATCAGGATGCCAGGGATTCCTGCATCCTATCATGGGTTTATGCAGGATTACCAATAAAATTATAATATGGCTAAGAAAGAAATTACTCATGTAAGGTGTAGTGATTGCATACACTCTAAGCCGTTCTCCGAACTGGTCATTACCTGCAAAGAGAAGAATGTAAACTTGGTAGGAAACGCAATTAGGATATGCTTATTGTTCAAAAAGAAATAGCAAGAAGAAAATATGAAAAGTTATCAATATGAAGAAATTGTCTTTTGGCTATCATTCATAGCCTACCAGATTAGCTACATAGCCGGTTTCGATATTTGGGTACAAAATCTATTGCTTATCAATGCTCTTGTAAATATGTGCTGCGCTATTTATTACGCTTATAAGCATAGAAAAGACGATGACATAAAAGATTAGTTTTCATTATACAATAGAATGTCTAATTTTTAAAATCTACATTAATATGGATATAAAGAAGATGTCAAATATCGATCTCAAATATGGTATAGACCGTTGCAATGCAAGGCTTTCCGGTATTATGCCAATGGGATATATAAATAAGGATAGGTGCATAAAGGTACTTGAAGAATATAGAAAAGAATTGTTGAACAGAGGATTAATATATTGATCATGGAAGAGGGATATATCCCAATTAGCAGAAAGCTATTTGAGCATCCTTTTTGGAGCGAAAAGCGAGAATTCAGTTATGCCGAAGCGTGGATCGACATTTTGAGACTAGTACGGTTTGAGGCGAATTCGACCAAGATGCTGATTGGGGGCAAAGCAGTAGAAATCCATAGAGGGGAATACCCCGCATCATTGAGGCGATTAGCCGACTTGTGGGGATGGTCAAAAAACAAAGTTGACAAGTTCCTGGATCTGCTAATATCCGAAGGCATGATAACAAAAAGGACAGCCGAAGGGACAAAACAAACGATTATAACAGTCTGTAATTTTGATAAATACAATATCATTCCCAAAAATCAGGGACAACTCGCGGGACAAAACCGGGACAACGTCGGGACAACGCCGGGACAACGTCGGGACAAATCTAATAAAGATAATAATATTAATAATATAAATAATAATATCCCCCCTACCCCCCAAGATGGGGACGTTGCATCTGGCAAAACTTGGAGAGATGATTTTGATATTTACCTCTCGGAAGTAACAGAAGCATTTGAAAAAATATCTTCCGACAAAGAGTTTATAAAAAACAGACAAAAATATCATCCAGAGTTGGACATCGTATTGTCCCTAAAAAAAGCATTTGAAGACTATTGGAGCCAAGAAGCCGGTTGGAAAAGAAAAAAGATCAGCAAGACCAAAAACATTGATTGGGTTAGCACATTCAAAAAGGCCTTAGACCAACCGCAAAATAAAGTCTATAAACAAAGAAATGTCAATCCGGAGCCGGAGCAGCTTACGCCGCTACAGGAAAGGTTTAGAAAATTCTTGGAGGACAATGGCCCTTTGTTGTTGAAAATGCCTTCACAGCCCACAGATCAAGAAGTTGAATCTCTTGCGAAGATGAATAAGAGTATGCTGACAGATATAGTGAGAAAAATAAACAACGACAGCTATATTACTCGCTATAAAAACAGTGTATACCAAACAATCAAGGAAATTAAAAAGAAAGAGTATGGATAACAGAGTTATGCCGCATGATACAGATGCTGAAAAAGTAGTTTTGGGAACAATTATGTCCGATCGCAATGCACTGAACGAGGTGAGAGAAATATTGTCTCCTAATTGTTTCTATGATAACTTAAACAATCAAGTCTACAAAGCCATTATCGCAATAGACTCCAGAGGAGAAAGTCCAGACTTGATCACTGTCACAAACGAAATGAGAAAAAAGAACGAATCCGTCGATTTGTTTGCTATCAGTCAGATTTCGAGTTATCACACAAACGACATTTACCAACATGCAGCATTATTGCACGATAAGGAGAAAAGGCGCAGATTTATAGAAATCGGCATGACCATGCAGAATAAAGCCTTCAGCGAATCGGAAGATATCGTCGATATCATGTCAGAAGCGGAAGAATCCCTTAAATCCGTGTTCCAATCATCAAAAAGCAATATGTCTACAATTGATGATGCTGTACGTGAAGTGACAAAACAAATGGAGCTTAATTCATCCGGTGATAAAAAACTGACTGGAACCCCCACCGGATTCTCAAAAATTGACAGGAGAAGTGGAGGATTACAAAAATCAGACTTGATTATCATTGCAGCCGATACATCTTCCGGCAAAACGAGTTTATCTATAGCATTTGCTCTTTCTTCGGCTTGTTATGGGAACGGAGTGGCATTTTACTCTATGGAAATGAAGAAAGAGCAAATCGCCGCTAGGATGATCTCAATCGAATCAGGAATACCCGCAAATGAGATCATGTATTCACGCCTTTCACCGGAGCAATTCGACAGGATAGACAGAGGCATTGGAAAACTTGCCGGAAAACCTGTTTTTTTTGACGATAGAAGCACTTCTAACATTGATACGATACTTACATCTATTAGAACAATGAAGCTGAAATACGGCATCACAGGGGCTATTGTGGATTACTTGCAAATTCTAACAGTAAACATGAAAGGGAGCAATAAGGAGCAAATGATGGGAGAAGCAGCAAGACGATTGAAAAATTTAGCAAAAGAACTGGATATTTGGATAATTGCTTTATCACAACTAAACAGGGATTCTATCAACCCTATCCCTTCTCTTGCCCGTCTTCGCGATTCCGGGCAGATCGGGGAAGCTGCGGATGTTGTCATTTTGATTTATAGGCCGGAATTATATGGCAAATTTTACCCTGAACCATTTCAAAATGCAGAAACGAAAGGAACCGCAATGATCGATATAGCGAAAGGCAGAAATATTGGCCTTGAGAAATTTATTGTTCAATTCAGCCCTAAAACAACTCATTTTTATGAAATGGATCAATCTTATAGACTTGTAGAAGAAAATGACGCTCCTTTTTAAGCGACCAATATCATGAAAATAAACGTATTCAACACCCAATGCCGTATCGGTAGCAAAGTCCGATACAAGGGTAAAATCAGAGAAGTGTATGACATCAATCGAATCACTCACGAACTGTGTTTATCAAGAAGTGCTAAATGGATAAGATGCACAGAAGTAGAATTATTAACTCATAGATATGAAACAATATAACAGTTGGGACGAAATAGACAAGGATACCGGCGGTCTTGTTACGAGTCTGACATATATCGTCCTATTCGTCAACGACCAAGTGTATAATTTCGAAATGCAGCTTTCCGATCACATCAAGGGATGCGGACTTTATCGCCAAAAGGTCAAAATGCTGATCAACAGCATGGACCGCCAAATGGCCGCATACAATAGGCAAATATGCAGAACCGCAGGTGTAAACGCGGAAGCCATGGCCCTCATTACGCAGAGCATGGAGGACGATATCAAGCCTCATATAGATCGCTATGGATTTACCGTCAGCCAGGCATTGCATAATGCCGGATGCCATGAAGATTTGAATAAAGCCCTTTCCATTTGCTCTACGGTGGACATGTTATGCCAGACATCCCAAATTACCATCCGGGATTTCTTTACCGCCATAAGCAAATATGCCCCATTGGCTTACAATCCCCTTCAGTATCTCACCATGGATAAGATGCTGCACTTTGCAAGGGAGCTTACAGAGGTACTTACCCCCAAAGAGATACATGTGAATTTGAATGAGTTGCCAGAAATTGCAAACGCTTTTCAGGCCATAGCAAACAATATGCTTAGGGCGGAAGTATTTGAAAAAGCGTTTGAATCATGCGAAAAATGACAAAAAAAGATGAAATATGAAAGATTGGATAGAAGAAGAAGAAGAAGAAATAAAGCGCCTCGAAAAGGAACGCGACAGGAACTTGGCAATACACTGTGACTATGTGGCTGCCAAGTTTCAAAGGATGATTGATAAGATTAAGATCAAGAAAGAAGATAAAAATTAAAAAGAATATGAATATGAACGAATTTATGACTATACCAGGAACAACTTATATTGTCACTCCTGATTTAAAAATAATCAACTCAAAAACAAATAAGGAAAACCGTTGTACTAATATATCTGTATTAATGGATGATGGCCTTAGGCACGGTTTTAGACGTGAACGCCTAATCTATGCGGCCAAAAACAATATTAACCCGTTGCATATACCTAAATATATTATTGTCAATAAAAACGGAGATGGGATGGAGAGGTATGATTTTTATAAAAAGCACAAAAGAGGGAGTGTAAAGTGTAGATATCCGTTTGATGTTAATGAGTATGAAAAACTAATTGATTGCCTGAAAAAAAAGGAACGTCCTTTATTTATTATGAATTACATTAAAGATGTAGAAAATTATTGCAAGTTTCATTTGGAGGTATCGAATGAAGAAGCGTACGAATTAGCAATAAGCGCGATTATGGCAACAATTGATAATGTGGAAAATGGCGTCTTTCCGCAATCTATAATAGGATATATACTAGGAACCTCTAAGAAAATGCTTTCCGCAAGAATAAAATATAATAAAACATTTCTTAACCAGCTCGATAAACGATATGAATAAGGACGACTTATTTAAGGTGTTTTTAATAAATGACCTGATGGATTTGCCTAATGCCGTTACTAAAATTTTAGATATGGATTTAGAAGATAGGAATAAAATATACCGAGAATTGATTAGACTGAACGATAACGATTTGTCTTATGACTGGTTTCAAGAAGTTTACGAAAGTGATTTATCTGAAAGAAAGCAAAAAAAACAGGACTTCACACCAAATTCTCTGGGAGTATTATGTTCATTACTAACATCTCAAACCGGAAGTATACATGAACCTACTGCCGGAAATGGATCTATGATCATTGCGGACTGGTGGCAGCGTTGTCGCAAGTTATTACCCTGGGAACATTTCCCATCTCAGAATATTGTATCATGTTGGGAATTATCTGATAGATCAATTCCTATACTTCTTTTAAACTTATCGATTAGAGGAATTATGGGGTATGTTTATCACGGGGATGTATTAACAAAAGAAGTTAAGCAGAAGTATATCCTTCTTAATCGCAAAGATGATACACTTTCCTTTTCGGAAATAATAAAAGCAGATACTAATGCCAAAATAGTACAAGAATTATGAAATTAAATGATGTATATAATAAATGGTTGTCTGTCAAGAGAAGACAAGTTAAGGAATCAACACTAAGCTGTTATCAGCTCATATATATAAAGATACTGGCTCCTAGATTTGGATCTACAGATGTGGAGACCATGAATAAGAAGGTTGTTACAACATTTCTTTATGAACTTCTTGATTCAGGCACTAAGTCAAAGAAATACTGCTCAGATATCCTTATAGTCATAAAGATGCTTATTCGCTACGCTGGTGACGAATTGGACATCAATGTTCCCGATACAGCTTGGAAGGTTATTTGGCCAACCAATAATAAGGTTGGCGTTTCAAAATTAGAACGTTACACGCAAGAAGAATATCGTAAAATTGTTGAGTATGTTATGGATAATCCATCACCTCGCAATTTAGGCATTTTATTAACAATATGCACAGGCATGAGGATTGGCGAAATTTGTGCGTTACAGTGGCGGGATATAGATATTGTTGGCAATACAATTCATGTCAATAAAACAATGGAGCGCATATATCTTCCTGGAAATATCGGTACCGACAGGAAAAAGACGGTGGTTGAGATAGGAGCTCCTAAAACTAGTTCATCAGATAGGCACATACCTATTCTTAAAAATATTTTACCCATTGTGAAAAAGTTCTATGCCGTATGTAAGCCAGATTATTATGTTTGCACCTGCTCTGAGGATTTTATCGAACCTCGAACTTTACGTACATATTATCGAATTTTTATTCTTGAAAAAGTAAAGTTAAATCATTGCATTAAATTTCATGGATTGCGACATACTTTTGCAAGTACCTTGATTGAAAATAAAGTCGATGTTAAAACTGTATCCACAATTCTAGGACATTCGGATATAAGTACAACCCTCAATGTATACGTACACCCATCAAATGAAGCCAAAATATGCGCTGTTAATGGAGGCTTAAAAGGAATATTCAGATAGTTTGGATACGGAATAATAAGAAAGAAGATAATAATTATAAAATAACGAATCATAGAAACAATTGGTCAAGCGAGGCTTTTGGCTTCAAACAAAGTAGTTGATCGTATTAAGGAAGATTTGATAAAATATTTATCTGATTCATAACAAATAAACAGACAATGTTACAGGACAAAATAAACTACTCCATTGCACTGCTGCGTAAGTGCGAGAAGATGGCGCTTGATTATGATCCGGAGAATGGCTTTTATTTGGCCTTTTCCGGTGGAAAAGATAGTCAAGCACTTTATCACATCGCAAAGATGGCTGGTGTAAAGTTTAAGGCTCACATGAATCTTACATCTGTTGACCCTCCGGAAGTCATTCGGTTTGTGAAACAGAACTATCCGGATGTAGAGCTGATAAAGCCAACGATGTCGGTTTATGATATGGCTCTAAAGAAGCACTTTATTCCAACAAGGACGTTTCGCTGGTGTTGCGTTGAATTTAAAGAAATGTCCGGTGCAGGGAAAGTTACCTTGATCGGCATTCGTAAAACTGAAAGTGTGCAGCGTTCCAAACGTGAAGAAATTGAGATTAGCGGCCGTAAATTCAGCGGGAACTTCGACCAATTTTCTGAGCATAAAGAAAAGATGGTTACTTGTGTTAAAGGTAAGGACAAGATTCTTGTTTCTCCGATTATCCATTGGACAGACAGAGATGTGTGGGGCTTTCTGAATGGAAATGGAATAGAACACTGTTCTTTGTACGATGAAGGATATAAGCGAATAGGTTGTATTCTTTGCCCGATGGCAAACCGAAAACAAAAGCTGAAAGATATAAAGCGGTTTCCTCATGTTCGTAGGAAATGGGTACAAACAATTCAAAAACTCATTGATGCCGGATATATCAATCACAATTTTACCGATGCGGAATTTGGCTTCAATTGGTGGATAAGCAACAAGAGTTTCGATCAGTTTTATGCAGACGAAGTTCTACAACAGAAAATTCAATTTTAAAAATTATTGAACTCTTTCAAAATAGATAGGCTTCTGATTTGGATTCAGTTTTACAAGATAACCATCATAAACTAATTGCGATATTGCAAGTCCGACTTCGAGTCCGTCTTTTATAGAAGGTTCCAATGCTTGAGCCCATAACAAAAGCATGTGCTTGGTTATACCAGTTTGTCCAACTGTTGTATTGTTCAATAATCCCTGTAGAATTGCATCCTGAGTGTTCATAATTATATGTGTTTTAACAATAAATTGCAAAGATAATTAATAAAATGATAATTGCATGGTTTTCTTGCGGAGCAATCAGAGCAACCGATACATACTATCCAAAGCGATAAGTATAGTTGTGTGGCCGATATACTTTGGAAAGACTGGATTAACAGTGTGCATTGTGCGGCTTGTAGTTGGTATAAAGAATGTGAATTAAAAGAGCTAAGTATGATAATAGATAAGCAATAAGGGTATGTCATTTTTGGGCATACCCTCATAAATAAATTAAATAAAAACTTGAAATGTGAGTTGACTTACGTAGTTCCCATTAGAATTACTTCCTGTACTTAAATCAGTTGTTACATGATTAGTTTTAACCTCACATTTGTTATCCATGAAAGAGTTCATATAACTACAAATAGAGTTTTCTAAATCATTTGGATTACCATAGTAAAGTTTTTCGCAAATAACCTTTACTAAAGTGTTTCCACACCCTTCAAAAAGTCTTGGACTAATTGTTTGATTGTGTTCTTTTCCTGTCGCTGTTAATTTAATTGTTAGCATAATTGTGAAATTTGATGTTGAAAAATGATATTGCTGAAGTAAATATCGGAAATTAAAAATTACCAACCAAATAAAATTCAAAATGTATGACCATAAAAGTATCAGATTTGATTCAAATCACGAAAGATATTAATTTAACAAAAGAAAAAATGAGAAGAGATGATATTGAAAAAGCAGCAACCCAACATGCTAATATGATAGGTTGGGATCATGATCCGGAGGAAACAAGAGGACTGTTTGCCTATTCATTCGAGAAAGGTGCAGAATGGCGCATCAACTCGGTGTGGCACAATGCAATAACAGATATACCTGAAGCATATTTCCCAGTACTTGTGGAAGATGACTTGGAGGATTTTGAAGTTAGTATGCTAGCATTAGTAGAAGAATGTCCCAAAAATTGGAGGCGCTGGGCATACATCGAAGACTTACTACCTAATACGGAGGAATGAATATGAATAAAATAGAAAAACTTATAGAGAAAAAGAGCGTCCTGGAAGAGAGATTGCATAAAGAAGAGCGCAGAGAAATTGAAATGTTGAATAGAAGAGGTTTTGGATATGCGATGCGACATGTCAAAATTGGTTTCTCTACACGAAAATCAGATGCTCTCAAAGAACGCATTAGAATTATCAGTGAACAAATTAACGAATTTACAGTAGGCACATCAGCCTCCTTAGCCGGCACACCTTCTCATTGAAGTTGACCGGCTCAAAGTCAAGGGAGTCAACCAGGCGGTCAATCTCGAGTCTGGCTGACTCCCTTTTTAATTTTCTTATTTCTTTTTTATTCGCTTTACGCATAGCTTTTCCCGTTTATGTTTGCGGCAATCGCATATAAACAACTGCACATCCTCGTACAACATCCTACCTAAATAACCGGCCAAATACGCCACTTCTTCACCTCCTATAGGCATTTTAAATGCCGTAGCTATATGATCCTCCAAATGGCGGCATTCGTGCTTTAGGGAGTTTAAAAACTCTTCCGGGGACGAAGTCTTGCTTATGACCATTACAGATTTCCGTAGCTTGTAATTGGAGTACGTGACACCGGTATCAAGTTTGCATGACACCAAATTATTGTAAGCCTCTCTTGCCTTGTCTTTCGGACAATCTATTGATTTCAACAAACCTATGACCTCTTCCGTATAATAGCAGGTGACACGATAAAATATATGCACCTGCCAATCGTACTTCTTTATGTATAGGTCTCTTCTTATCATATTTACATCATTTCATCCCAAATAATAGGCGTTCCAGAACCGATGCAATCAGCGTAGAAACGAGTAAATACAATACCATCGTAAGCATCCGGATCGTCGCAAACGTTCTTCACGTATAAAGCAGCATATTGATCATGGGGAATGGAGGAGCCAAGAAAATCAGCCTTGCACATATTGGCAACATACACATAGTCATAGCCGCCTTTCTTCTTTACATCGACGTTATATTTTTTAAGCATTTCGTCGATCTGCTCTTTTGTCCAGGGCTGTACCTTTATTTTCTTGCCAGTTCCATCTTCTTTTTCCATCATGGAAATAGCCCAATCACACATAGCCTTAGAAAAATGCCAGCCATATGCGCTTAAATAAGCTTTCATCCCCGAAGGAAAATCATCGTACATATCTAATCTCATATCTTTACTTTTTAAGAAGGGGCACAATGTCCCCTTCTGATTTAACGTCTGCGTCTGCGGTATTCCCCGGCATACCGTCCGGTTCCTCTCACGCCGCGCCTTTCACCGAAACCTTCTCCACCGCGTCTCCACATATCGCGGAATTCATCGTCGTCGTCATCGTCATCGTCTCGGAATCCCATACCGCCTTCCATTGCTTTTCTCTTGCCTTCCTTGCAACCAAGTTTATAGGCTTCTTCTATCGCTTCCATCAAGTCTTCGTCTTCATAAGCATCGAACTCTCTGAAAAGCTCTTCTAGTTTTCTATTTGATCCCATAATTATTACTTTTTAGTTGTTTCCTTAACTCCAAGCTGTTGCATCAATTGCTTGTTTAGCTCCATAAGTTCAGACATGTTCTTGCTCATATCAGACATCTGGGCCTTAAGGGTGTTGATTTCCTGTTCTTGACGTTGCTTTTCTGCAAATTCAGGATTGATCATTGTCAACATCTCATCGCAGGATGCTATCACGCTGAGATCATAGTCCCGACTGTTAACCCTATCCAATCTTTTTTGTTTTATCATGGATATTTCATTGTTCATCGCATCGCGGGAACATGAGACAACAAGATTCCCGTTTTGCCCAAAGTCGGCTATATCACTACCGGAGGGAAGATTCTGAAACGTCGTGTTCTGACCATTAATATTAGCCACGACATCTACGACCATCTCCATCTGAGGTATCTGCCCCATAGGAGCGGGCATAGGATATTTAGGCTTGGGTGCAGAAACGCTTACCACAGAACCAATCTCTATGAAATGTTTGGCTTCCTTATGAAGAATATACAACTGATTATTTACTCGAAGATTCTGAAACATGATTGTTTGATTTTAAAGGAGTGTGGTTATTGCAATTTTTACAACAACCACAGAGCTCCATGTTAATTACTACTTGCTTCGCAAAGAAGCCGTTTCTGCTGTAGGAGCCGGAGTAGTTGTCGGTCTATATCCACCATTAACAAGATACAATTCGTTCGTGTATTTGTTGTAATGGATCTCATAGATACCCGGACCGGCAAGGTTCTCTACTCGCACAGGCACATCGCCGTAAGCCATCAACGGTCTCGTGTCTCCGTTCGTCCCTATCAGAATGGGCAGTGTTGCTGTTGTTCCAGCCGGGATAGCTTGACGGAGATTGACATAGAAACCGCCTACATAATCCCGGTTACGAAACGCATGGTTCGGAAGCTCTAATGTCACGTTCTCCGTCCCTACCGTCACAGCCACCGTTGGCAAGGTGTTAAAGTTTGCCCTGCCAAGTGAAGGGAACGGAAAAGGAAATCCTGTAAAAAAGTTAGGCCACATAATTACCTCCTTTCTTACCCGGATCAACCCCAGTAGTTATTGCAACCACATCCGTAACCGCCGCGTCCATAAGCCGCGTCACCGGCATAAGCACCGAAAGCGGCCGCACGATAGGTTTCCGGGTTATACACCTGCAACTGTGGATAAGGAACGGATACCGTTGGAGGCATCTTGCACTTGATACCGTCTACATCACTTTGCAATGCCTGCAAGCCGGCTACCAACGGCGCGATCTGCTGACCGAAGTTGCTCAAGATTGTCGCATTCTGATTACGCTGAGAGATTTCCCCCTCCAAAACTGCAATTCTTGCATCCCTTGCAGCAAGGGCTTCCTGCTGACGGCGTGCCTCTGCGGCATCCATCTTGGCTACAATAGCCTGGAATCCTTCACGGTAAGCGTCCGACAAAGAACGAGTATTCCCTTCCATTGTACGTGTAAGCGTATTCATGTTTTCGCAACTCGCTAAGCGACTTTCATACCCCTGTCGTTCAATCGCAGTCTGCGTTTTGCAGCAACAATCGGCTAATTGAGCAGAGATAGATTGATTGCCCTGCATAATTGCAGTAATGATACTGTTGGTATTCTGTCCCATCTGATTGCCTAGACCGCATATAGCCTGAGATACAGAGTTAATACCAGCAAGGATTTGGTCTGAAGATAAATTCAACGCCTGGGCAAGTGATGCGATGTCCACACCGTTGCGATTAAGCATTTGCATAATCATGTCTCTTCCTTCATTGGCACCCTGATTGTTGTTTCCTCCAAAACCGAAGTTGCCGTTGCCAAAGATGGCAGCAATCACAATCAACGCAATAATGTCCTGAAAACCGCCGTTGTTCCCGAAGAAACCACCGTTACCGCCTCCACCGTTCATTAATCCCATGAGGTAACCTGTGTCAATACCTCTGTTCTGCAAAGACGGAAGGATTGATGCAAGTAAGCCGTTACTCGCTCCACCTGCCCCGTCTTGATTAAATACATAAGTTTTTTCCATTGTATTTTAAATCTTAGTTACGGTCAATATCAACCGCATCGCAAATGTCGCAAAACAGTAATTGTATTGAATGGTAGAATGTTGTAGGCTTGTTGTAAAGTTGTTGTTAAACTGTCTGATTTTTTACTTGTTCCCTTTACCGATTAAAAAATTTACGGATCATTTGATAATTTCGGCGGGAAAAGCTTGATGCGCCGGGAATCATATCCTATTCAAAAAAATACGCTGCCAATTTCTTGACAGCGTACAAATTCTAAGGGAAGCTATAATGATATTGAAAGGAGCTCTTCACCTAACTTGTGTAATGCCTTTTCTAATTTCAAATTTTGCTCTGGCTTAGGGTTTCTATTACCAGACGCATAATGCCACAATTGCTTTTGATTGATACCAGTAATACGCTCTAATCCGGCTTTTGTAAATATGCCAGAATAAAAATCCAAGAGGGATTTTACATCCATTTTGAAAATTAATTCATAATCCCCTTTGAGTTCTTCCGGTATATCGCAACCAAGTTCTTTGCATTCAACGATAAAAGCTTCTATGGCTTCTATCATATTCATTTTTATTTCATCCACGGTCTTTCCGGTGGCAACTATGCCTCCAAGGCCTTCAATAAAAGCAGAATAATTATTTTCTGCTCTTTCAATAATAATTTTCAATGATTTATTTTCCATATTGTGCCACATAAAACTTAATAATGCCTTCTTATTAAAAGAGGTACGGAAACAGCAGGACTATTTAAGCCCTGCTTCCCTTAAAATGGAATTTAATGTCCCGTCTTTCAGATCATTGCTTAGGTTGCCCGGTATAACTATAGGCCTTCTGGCTCCTTTCTTATAAAATATCCGGTGATCCCCACACATTCGGATGAATTCCCATCCATTATCTTCAAGCATGGAAATTACTTCCTTCACTTTCATTACCACGTGTACCTCCTTTTTTAATTTAAAAGTACCCTTCTTACAACGAAGAATCGACAGCACAAAGATAACTATTTTTCTACTATTAGCAAATAAAATGATAACTATTTTTCTACAAAAGCAAAATAATTACACAAGTTCTATCTATAGGCATATTTCACCGCTTTTTCTTTGCAGTTTCAGAAAAAAGGCGTATGTTTGCGGTGTCTAAATTTTCAAAGCGGTACGTTACCGCTGGCTTATGTCAGCGTTTTTTGTGCCCATACATATACGATATTGTTATATAATAATATAACTGCGCCGTGTCGTGGAGTAGAAATACCCACGGAGTTTTGCTTTGAAGACTTAGACAACACGTAGCGCAGTTTTTTTTATGTCTAAAAAATATTCTTCAATATTTTGCCATATCACTATTTTTTCTTTCCTTTGCAATGCTAAACAATTATAAGAGTGGGCAACTCTTATGTAATCCGTAAGGGTTATTTTTATGCCCAATACATATTAGATATATTGTTATATATAAGATATAGCACACGAACGGTGGGGTAACAGAAATGTCCCCAAAATTAATCTTATGATTGTTTAGCAGCCGTGAACGTGTGCTTTTTTTATTTTTATGCTAAACAATCAAATTTTATCCAAAGAGAGTAGCGAAAGCGAAATCAAAGCGTATTTTAACGCAGTATTAAAGTTGTCACAATCAGCCAACGAGTTCCCCGTAAATCTTGATGAGGTGTGGCCTCTTGTTTATTCTGAAAAGAGCAAGGCTGTCCGCGCATTAAGAGATAATTTTATTGAGGATGTTGATTTTATCACCATAGCCCAAAATGGCGAAGGTGGTAGATTTGCTTCAACAGACTATTATCTTACCTTATCTTGCATGGAGTTTTTCATCGCCCGAAAAGTGCGTTCTGTTTTCGAGGTCTACCGTCAAGTTTTCCACAAAACAGCTAACAAATCTTTGCCAACTTCCCGTAAACGTTCCACCGGACTTACAACAAAAGTAAAGGCTTCACTTATGTGGATAGAGGGCGTAAGTCGGTATCTAAATCTGAACGACGCTTCAAAACTCGGATTATTAAAGCAGGTAGCCGAACCGTTAGGCCTCCCTACTCCCGACTACACTCCATCGAAAGGAATCCTCAAATCGGCCAGTGCTTTATTGAAAGAAAACGGTTCATCTATGAGTGCACAGCAGTTCAATGCGAAACTAATAGAGAAAGGATATCTTAAGGAGATAACCCGGCTATCCTCAAAGGGTGGAACAAAGAAATTTAAATCCATTACAGATAAAGGAACTTCATTTGGAGAGAACCAGGTGAACCCAAACAATCCGAAAGAGACACAACCTTTATATTACGAGGACAAATTTGCAGAACTTCTTCAAATTATTAAGATAGCATAATAGCATTATAACTTAGACATTTAGAGGTACGGCGTAAGGACGTACAGCCAATATTATACCAATTAATAAACAAAAAAAATAATTACAAAATCATGGAATTTAAAGATTTAGCAACAAAGTTCGAAGGTCTTACAGCAGATCAAGTAGGGGTATTAGCAGAGTTCGGCAAAGATATTTTAGATGATGCAGGCATATTCGGTTTACCTTCCTGTCTGCTGGGATTAATTCAAGATATACTCAATATAGACGAATTTGATATTGAAGAAAATAGGTTTACAATAAGATCACTCTTACATATTGTAAAATTAGTCAATGATTTAAATATGCAATGTTGGTTTGAACATAAAACCCCGTTCGGACTTACAGGCATTAGAAATGACAACCAATATGTCGGATTAGATAACGAGACTAAAATAATAGCATCATGATTGCTACATAAATAACATAGACCCGCATGTTGGGGCTTCGTACCCGGCGTATCACGTTTGGAGGGCTGTTTAACACACAAAGTTATTCGGCCCTTCGTTATATCTATTATGATCAGATAAAAATAGGGGATTCCTGTACATCCCCTTAAAACAGCATTACGCCAATTTCTTGTCATCTATCAAGAAAGAAAAGAAACGAGAATTTTTAGGATAAATCCTCTTCCCATTTTTCACAATATATCGACAGAAAATACGGATTTTGCCGTCTTTTTGCGTTTGATCTTTCACATTAACACCTCCTTTCCGATTTGTCCACCGACCTGTATCGGCAAACTATATTAGTTACACCCTGTCAAGCATAACTAAAAAAGCCCAAAGCTACAGGACTATGGGCTTATGTCTTTTTCTCTGAAGGGAGATAGGACGGAGGTGGCGAATGACAGTTCGCCGGATTGGAGGTGTTAATGTTCCAATCAAACGCATTGCAAATATATAAGTTGAAACTATAATAACGATATACGGTTAGCAATATTTAAGTATAATTTACAAACTCCTTAATGGCATACCAAGCGACTCACGTATATTCCTAACTATAACCTTTAGCAGATAATTTCTGCGTATTCTGTCAGGGTAGATATTTTTCAACTTGTTGATCGATTGCTGCGTAAATCCGGTAAATGACGATATTTGAGATTCACTGAATTTATATTCAGATAGTATAACAACCATGATACCGCGTGAATCAACAATATCACTTCGTTTACACTTTGACAGTATCAGGTCTTCTGATACTTCTGTCTCTTTAGAGACAATTCTTAATATTTTGGCAAAGATTTCAGATTTACACATAATGTTTGAATTTTAGTTATATCTTTGCCTTCGCTACATAAAACTTATCGCACATAATGCAACAAAAGCATAGACATTCATGTTGAAGATATTAAGTCCCCAACGTGCGAGTGTCTATGCTTGTGTATTAGTTTTATGTAGCAGTTAAACGTGATACGTTGGGGGCTTTTATTTTACTTCCCAGCCCCATAGGAAGAGACTATGAACAAAAGTCTACTGCTTCAGTTTGTAAACCATCCGGCCAACAACGATCAGTATTATGACAATGACAGCCGCCATCGCCCAGCCGCCTACTTCTATCTTCATCCGTTGCCAGACTGTCAGCCTCTTTTCGATTTCAACCGGGTATGGTACTCGGATAGTATCTGTTCGGTTTATATATAGCGTGTCTACCCTGTCCTTGTACTTATAGATGTACCTGTACCGATATTCGGCAACGGTATCGCCTCTTTGAATTACAGAGACCGAATCATGTATAAGCACGCTATCGATCCGGGCCGAGTTAAAGAACACGCTATCAATTCTGACCGTTTCAACCGGGACATAACGGACTTGCGTACGGCAAGATGTAAGCATACAGATCAGTGCTATTATCAATAACCCGATCAAACCACCTAATAATTCGTCTTTGTCTCTTTCGTCCATCATAACAAGCTCCATCCGTCAATCACATCTGGCATATCAGCCTCTACCCCATTCTCCACACGGCTCATACCTGCCACAATACGGATCATCTGCTCACGGTCATTTACATTGATCGGATCGTCGGCCGGGATTCCGGCATAATCTGATACGGCCTTTACATAAGCTTCTGTATGGTTTTCTTTCGGTGGCGCCCACCGGGTAATCATCTTGCGGATAGTGTCGAGTTTGTAATTTTTGAAGTAGTTAGATAATATTTTAAACATCGCCCGGTAGCCGTAGGCCATTGTTGTAAACTGTTTAAAAGATTTATCCTCACTGGGCCTTACTTCTCCTTGGAACAAGTCGTTATTAATCCGAATATTACCAGGATTGTTATTTCTAAGTCCTCTTGCTGTCATAATATATTACTCCATTATCTAAATTAAACTTGTCTAAAACTCACTGGGTGGCTCTCGATCTGGACATCCATGTTTATTACATTTCCGAAAATCAAGAGCACTATTCCTAATTATCAATTCCGTATTCTTTTCAGTTAGCTCACGGATACGCTGACGCAATTCTTCTATTTTTGCATACAAAGTATCTATTTTAGTATCCAGCTCGCCCACTCTTTCTTCCTTTTTCTCGTATAATTCTTTCCATTCATCAGCATACTGAGTAATGTTATCCGCTTCTGCTTTTTTAGCTTCTGCGGCAGCCTTACGTTTTCGAGATTCATAAAACATGAATGCTCCAATTAACGGCAGGCCCGCTGCGCTGATAAATGATCCTATCAACTGGACTATTTCTTGCATTTCCATCATTTAAAGTAAAAATAATATGCCTAAATAAGTGGATAATAAGGCAGCTATCTCAATCCAGAACATCGGCTTGCTCTGGTAGAACTTATACCAAAATGTGCCCTCTTTTTCTTTGGCAATGCTTAATGCGGTATACCCTACATAGGCAAGCCATACTAACAACATTGGCCAGAGGTTCAATGCCACCCAAAGTTGCGATCCGGCAATACAGATGATTGCTCCAGCAGAATGCATCTTGCTCTCATAATCATCTTTTAAATTGGGAGCTGAACCAACAAAGAACATGCCAGCACAGGACAGAAATGCAACCCATTCCGTGTTTGGTTTACTTACCTCCAATATTGCAGGCATCAATAAACCGGCAGTCAGCCACATTGTTGCCATAAACCACAATTTATGCTCCAGGTAGTAATAGGTTGCACTTATGGAATAAGGTACACCCTTAGTCTTTACACACACGGCAGCCGTGTAGGCCGCAATAACAAGCATTGAAATAATCGTCAAAATAGTTATCATACCAATCTTACATTTATGTTAATCAATTCTTTCAAATGGGCATATACCGGATTAATCGTACCATAAAAGCAGTAATATTTCTTCCTTACGCCGTCTTCCATTTCCGTATAATACTTTCCCTGTTCAAGCGTCATGCCTGGCGCATAGAGTTTGGGATCGTATTCCGTGCCTTTGTGATTTTCGTCCATGCGCTCATAAAGGGCAGCCGTATCTACCGAAGGAGGATATATTTCGAGAACCGGATTTATCGGTTGCCGGACTTTCCATAACCAGTCATCGTTAATTACCCGGTTGCCGGTTTCCAACTTCCCGTTAATAAATTCTTTCCATTCCGCATGTGCGTATTTGGCACCAATCGCTTCATCATTCGTCAGTGACATTGCAGACACAGATTTACGGGTGATACGGGATAGTTGCTTCTCTGAATCGTGCGTTTCCGTGTATTTTACGGCTTCCTGTAATTCGGCTGTTGTTCTATGGATTACATCGGGGTAGCCCGTCACCTCAATCGCTTCTACATCTTCCACTGTCTCGGCAGCTTCAATATCAGAGAGTAACTTTTCTGATAGACCTATACAGATATCATTATAGTCTGCCATCTCATTGAGAGCTTCCAATAACAGAGATGATTTATACGAATTCCCGTTTACTTCAACCGTATCTTTTCGGGCACACTGGTCTTTTAGAGACAAACGGTCGTATGTATATACATCGTTGTCCTCTATGTAATAGTGCCGGTAGTCGGTGTTGTAGACTTCCTGACGCTTCAAGTCTTTTGCAGTTTGAAGTTTTTCTTCCGGTGTCGGTTCGGGAATGGGTGTCAATTGCATATTGAACACTTCTTCTACGGATGCACCTTCGTTTGCCTCTTTAAAGGCAATCTGTTCCTCTGTCAGCAAAACGTACTTTCCTGCAACATAATCCTCCCATGTTGTGCCGATATCGTTGTCTGCTGTATCGAGCTTTTCCGGCATTGCGACATAGATATTCGCTGCGTCTTTCTGTATGTATAAATAGTTTATTTCCATTTTGATTTATTTGTATTTATTATATCGTAATACGATAATCCCCGAACCGCCAGAACCGGATGAAATCCCTCCTGATACATTGGAACCACTTATATAAAAAGAACCTCCTCCTGATCCTGTATTGGGTTTCCCATTAGTAGGGTTGCCTAACGATCCTCCCCCTATACCTATTCCTCCTCCTCCTTGTGACGATCCGGAGCTATATTCTCCACCACCTCCACCCCCACCGGCATACAATTTATTATTGAATGGACATCTTGTAGTGGTTCCTTGCCCTATCCCAGGCATATCGCCAACTCCATTAGATCCATCACTACCTCCGATATATCCTGCCGTATTTCCTGAAGACATTCCACTTCCTCCTCCTGAACCTCCATCTCCTCCCTTGCCAGAATATTGTCCACCATTTCCCCCATTGGCATAGTATATAGCTGAGTCCCTAAACCAAGAATTCTGGCCTTTTAGTCCATCTTTCGCATCATTATAAGACGATGTTGATCTTACACTATTGCCTCCGTTTCCTATTACATAATTAATAGATTCTCCCGGTGTAACAGATATACCTAAATATAATTCAGTGCAACCGGAACCGCCCCCACCACCACCTCTTTCAGGGCCTGACGATGCACCAGAGCCACCACCTCCAACAATAAAAACGTCAACTGATTTACATCCTGCTGGGACCGTCCATTTGCCAGAAGATTTTAGCTCTTCTACAACTTGTACTGTCTCTCTTTTCCCCGTCGACATTGTCCTTCTTCTCAACATATCAATCCTTCTCTTTAACGGTTATTGAATACATGACACCACTCGTATCGATCTTCAAAATGGACATCTCGAAAGGCACGCCGGAAGTAGTGGTAATAGAACTACCGGACATTGATCTAAAACTGCCAGTAGTGGGGATAGGCTGCGTAAAAGAAGCGGTAGGATTACAATCAAGATATATCTCTTCGCCTACATTCAGTGCCCTTGCAGACTCATTTATCGACAGGTTTGAAGCGGAGGATAGGGTAGCCTTAATTAACCTCTTGTTTGTTGGTATATTCGCAAGAGTTGTGACAGCATTACTCCCTGTGCTGAAGTTTACTATATCATCCACCTTCTTCTTGTCCTCAGCCGACATATACCCCGCTATGGCGGAGGTGGCGGTAGGGGGAGTGAGGTATTGACCGTTGTCGGAGAGGTATTTTGTACCATCACCGTTATTAACAAGATTCATGGAATTCCAGGCACAGACATATGTTTTATCGTCTGTATAAACGGAAATCCTCTTTACATTTACTACTAAATTTGCATTTAACTCAAAGCTATTAAGTCCAGACATATTGATAGTCAACCCATATGACTCTTCATCCTTTGTCATACTAAAAGGGAAAGACACAGTGTTAACACGTGCTAAAGACACTCTATTTTCATAAGCATCAACTACCTTTTGATAATTTTCATCTGATAATGCACCACTTTCATTTGGGAATAAAGTTGTCAAGTCAAGACACTGATTGCTCGCCACTATCTCCGACCACGCCCCATTGTTACGCCCGTAGGTTTTTCCGTCCTTTGGAGCATCTACCGTAATAGCCGCATCTTCTCCTGCTGGGCCTTGCGGACCTTCTGGACCTCGATCTCCTTTATCGCCTTTCGGGCCCTGTTCTCCCGTAGGACCTTGAGGGCCAGGATCGCCTTGAATACCCTGCAAACCTTGAGGACCTATATCACCTCTTTCACCTTGAGGTCCTTGAGGACCGGTATCACCTTTGTCACCTTTTGGACCCTGAGCACCTTGAAGCGGACCATTGTTTTTCCACACAGAATTGATTGCATCATAAATATAAATGTCGTACGGAGCACCTGTACCAACTCCATAAGCATCACCAGCTTGTGGGGAAACTATTGTAGACCCTAATTCTTCCTGCGTGCTAAAATATCCAAGTACCTTAAAACCACTTCCCGTATCTCCTTTATCGCCTTTTACTCCCTGCTCGCCTTTAGGCCCAACAGGGCCTTGTGGACCAGTTTCGCCAATAGGTCCCTGCGGGCCTGTTTCTCCTTGAATCCCTTGTTCTCCTCTAAGACCTTGCGGACCAATATCACCCTTTTCACCCTTCAATTCTGCCTTATCTTCTTCCGTCAAATCAGAAAAATGCAATTTCAACTCATCTTTCTGTTCCGGCGTTAGATCGGAAAACTTCAACTTCAAATCATCGTAAGGGACAAGTACACGATAAGCTGTATCTTCTTCACTGGTGTACTTCCATTCAATGCCTGTGCTACCGGTACGGAAAACAGGAGTATCACCGGCAGTACCTTTCAGATCGGACAAAGCGACAAGATTCTGCCAATTACCGTCCGTATAACGCCATTGGATATAGGTTTTATCCTGATTTACCTGCAAGAATACTTCACGTCCATCTACACCCTTCAAGACAGACAGAGCAACACGTACAAGCTTATATGTGCTACCCAATACCTGAAAGGCGGGAAGAGAGGACACACCGGTAAGTGAACTTACCTCTTCGTACTGCCCCGGATCTTTCGCCGTAGACGCAATCAAATCCTCCACCGCTGCCGCAATCTTCTGCAAGTCTTCCGGCGCGATCGTTGTCCCGTCTGGTAATATGGTATCTCCTGCTGCCATAGGTGTTAATCTATTTTATTCCTCTGTTCAAAAATTGATTTTGCATCCGCCAATGCCGCTGTATATATAGCCTCGCTATCGGCATCCGGTATAGACTTGTCAAATGATATATTCTTGGTCCCGTCTGCATTGATGATTATGTAGCCGAAACGAACATCTGCCTTCTTGACTGTACCCGTTACCGACTTAACGTTTTCCCCTTCATCCTGTGTGATATTGTACTGTACTTCGTAACCTGCCACATTGTTCAGGTATGTGCTCTTGACCACTGATGATACTTGTTCGAGTGCCATAACTTATTCCTCCTTATCTTTAGTTTCTGTTTCGACTTCTGTTGCTGAACGCACAATGCTGTCTAATACAAATCTTTTGAAGCCCGGCTTGATGAGTTTCATCATTTCATCAAATTCTTCATCAGGGATTTTGATATCCCCTTCTGAATAATAAATATTGCGTGCCAATTCGCTCATTGGGACACTCTCCGATGCACGGTGCAGAGCGTTCCCAATCTCCTTTCGAAGATCATGATTTTGGTACTGATCAATTCCAACTTCTACATTTAACTCTTTGAAATTTACTTGTTTCATATTAATTTATTTTTTATGAGTTTCTATTTATTATATACCAATTCTTATTGAAATACATCAAAATAGCGGAATCACCTTTACCCATCCAGAAACCAGTATTGCTTCCAGACGCTTCATTTATAGTATCTCCATTTTCATTTATGATATTATTATTTGTTCCTCCTTTAGCTGCAACATATATTCTCCCTGTAGCCCATTTTGTCACCAATAAAATGATAATAATGGCAGAGCTATCAACAACTGCATGTCCTGAATTAAAATAGCCAAATTCAGATTTTATTGCGCTATCACTCGGCAGATTGACTGTTATATCTGATGTAGGTTGATATATATAAGTCCTTTGATTTCGCAAATTCTTAGCCGATGAAAAACTGCTATTGCTTGGAGCAATATTAGGTCCAGTAAACACATCCTCTATGATCCCGAAATTTCCTTTGACATGAAGTCCTCCGTCACAATCTACAGCAATAGGCTTAACATCTGTGCTAGCATCCCCAGAAGCAGATACCGAAAGCCCATATGTCGTTCCACCAGAACTGGCCTTATTATGGTTCTTTATAATAGCCGTGCAAGTAAACGAACCTCCAGTCGACGAAGGAGCTAAATTGCGCCCAAAAGCAATACGAGTATTCTCCCCTATCATATCTATATATCCAACATCTTCTCCCGGACTTGCATTGCATTTAAACCAGCCATATTCAGTTATGGTAAACGATCCAATTTGAGTTGCACCTTTAAGATTTATCTTGGATGCTTCAAGTGTAATACTTTCAGGAGATTGATTTATAGATGATATAATATTATCTTTCCTGGCATATAAATTATTACCATAAGCGGTCGTCATTATTCCGGATTCTTCCGTAGGATTACCGTCGGCATCAAAATTAGCAACGACAACCCGCCATTTATCTTTATTTTGCAAGACAAAAGATGCAGCCGATACAGCATTGTCGTTAACCGTTTCCCATGACTGCGTTCCGTTTACACCGATATACCGCTTTGTTATTTTTGTCGACGGATTATACCACAATGCTCCTACGTGTTTAAATTCCTGACCTGATGGCCAAGATTGCCAAGGATCATTTGTTTGGGAATATTGTTCCTGTGAATACAAACCGCATTCAAAAGCTTTATTTGCTAAATCTGCTGCATCTTTTATGCCTTGAGTATTTGTTCCTACGGCCGAAGATATCTGATCATACTCCACGGACAGGTTTGCAACCGATGTTTCAAGTGTTTTTAAATCATTTTTCGATGCAAACAGAGAAACTGCATCCGCCTGTGTGATCCACCCGGCACTTTCTATCGTATTGTTGATATTATCCACCTTTGTAGATATACCGGACATCTGTTCTGCGGTAATCTGCAACTGACTGTCAAAGTGCACATAGATTTCTCCTGTCTCATTATCTACATAATCTTTTGTCGCCAACAGCTTGATGTATTCGTCTGTCTGGTCGATCTGTGTCTGCAACTTGACAATAGCATCCGCAATCTCATCAGAAAACAGCCCTACACCATAAATAAGTATCTCACCGGTGAATCTCAGTTCAAAATCACCTTTCCCGTTCCATTTCCCGACCTTAGACAGCTTTTGATAGCTGTCGCTTTCCGGTAGCTGTTCTTCATGATACAACTCGGTTCCCGGGACACCGAAACCGCAAGAACCGGGACGGAGCACCTTATAGAACAAAGAGAAAGAATACGTTTTTTCTTCTTCTTCCGTGTGATCCGGGATATTCATTATAGCATTCTGCTGAAGGATATACGTGTTCCTTATTCGCAGAACGTTTTGACCGTTGTCATTATAAATATCGGCAACTTGATCCTTTTCTACATAGAAGCTACCGTCCAGCCAAAGATATTCTCTACCTACGTTGATAAAGTGAACGTTATTTGCGGCTGTCCAATAGTTTGTATTCTGGCTGAAAGAAGAGTTTACAAGGATGTTACCACCTTCTGCGGATATGTCGTTACGGATACTATCAATAAGGCTTTCAAACTTGCCGTTCATGGCAATAAAGGTCTGCTCAATGGTATCTCCGTTTTGTAAAACAATAGTTGAATTTTCAAAAAAAGCTCCACGGGCATATAAACCTACTTGCTCGGTCAATTGTATGCCATTCTTTGTCCTCACGCCAGCACAATTTCCCAAACGAGCTAAAAGGCTATCGTTTGGATTCGTTTTCATGCCATATATGGCACTTATATGAGGAGTTCCAAGTTCATCTATAGTTGTTATTTTGACTATACCTTTCCTTGTTGAATCCGTAGCGGAGTCTACACGAGTCAAAACATCTCCTTCTGCGATTTGGGACAGATTTCCAACAAAATTTTTAAATGTAATCCAATCCAATCTATCTTCTCCATCGGCAAGCGATCCAATACCAACTTCTTCTACTTGAAGTTCATACTGTTTCGTAATATAATAGTTATTGTCAGAGGAAGGTATTCCGTTATAACGTTGTACTTCCAATAAGTCACCCGGCCTAAAAGGATTGTATAAAATACCAAGTTCTGTGTCTAAATAAAGACGTCCGGCTGCCGAATCATAATAGGCAACCTTCATTTGGCCGGAAAATATAACATTATCATTCTCGCCTCTCAATTGAGATATGATCATCTCATAGAAACGAGCACTTTTTCTGGCTACAATATCATCTATTTCAAGGCGATATCTGGTTTCTTTTACTCCTGCGGAATTAGTTATCGTATAAGGGGATAAATCCCATCCTGTACCTTCGGGGAAACCAGATATAAAAGAAGGAGAACCCATACGCCCCCCCACATAGATATCACTCCTCACACGAAGCGAGTCCAATATGGCAGCACCTGTACTCTGGATCTCCCAGCCTTTACCTTCCCAGCCATCTATGAAAATGGAAGAGCCGATCTTCTTGTCAAAAAGTATATTCCCGTGGGCGGTATCATCGATATCTTTGCGAAGATATCGCTCATCAAGATAAGTCGCCAGCCTTGCACTTTCTACAGATGTTACATGTCCAAAATCATCAACACCGATATTTTGGACAAATAAATCGTCAAAATTAGATGTTGAAACTGCTGAAGATGTATTTTCATGCGAAACCGTGAAAATAACAGTTTCGCCAATCAAATCTTTTTTTACATCAATGCCTCTTCCTTCTTTTACGTCTACATCTACATTTACAATTCCTCCACCTCCTGAAGCCGTACCACCTCCTATTCGCTTGGGTAAATTATCACTACCCAAACAAAACAAAGCAGGATCATCTTTATTATCATTGAGATATAATTCACCTCTTACAAGACCATTCAAATCCCAATCCTCAGAACCGTCATTGGTGGCAATAGGGGGAGCAGCAGCAACAGTTTTCCCTTCACTGTCTACCGTAGTATCTGACCCGTACCATATTCGTTTTGTTAACTTTTTTATACTCATAGCGAATCAAGATGTGATTGGTTAACAAAACTTCCTTCGTTTCCGTCAAAGACTAAAACTTGACCGTCTTTAGCATTAGAAACGTTTAAACTGACTTCTCCAACAATACCAGATCCATCTGGATATTCGGTAAAACCATTGTAAGAAACATTTTCGGAGCATTCCACCGTTAAAGTATAATTGAACTGTGGATATCTCTCGGCAATAACCTGTTGTTCCGGTACGCTTGATTCACTTCTGGTATAAGACACTCCATCAATCTTCACAGAAGACAAGCAAAAGATATTGTTTAAAAGCCGGGCCATTTCAAAAGGGACACCTTCATTATCACCAATCGTAAGTGTCCTTTTTTCATAGGGAACAGAATATAGATTGATAGGTTCTTGCTTTTGAGTTCTGAATTGTTCACTTTCAACAGCTAATTGCCGGCTATCAGATTTAAATCCTCCTTCTACACGTGTTTTAAATACACGTTTATTCCCTGATATATCAAATACAGCCCCAAATGCTTGTTGATTATCTGCATTTGTATATTCTATTTGCATTGTAAATGGAGTATATGATGAACTATGTACACAGAAAGGCAAACTAACAGATATCTCTCCCTGATCATTTGTTATTCTGACTTGATAGGTCCCATTATTTGAAGGATTTATCGTAAATTCATACAACGTGTTGTAATCGTTAATCTCGTATTTTTGTGGAGATATTTGATATGAAGTCCCATTATATAAATCAACAAGTAACATGGTAAATGTCTTGTTTGGAACATCTACGATCTGTATAAGGATAGGCATATCCTCCCTTTCAAACTTCTGAACATAATCGATCGAATGTTCAAAGCCTGTACTTTCAACGTCAAATATCAAAGGAGATACACTGCTTATTTTTATCATACGCTTATACAAACAAAAAGAGCCGTATACGCAGCGTTAACTACGTATACGGCTCTTAGGCTCTATGCTTGCAAATGTAGCAATTATTCAGAATAAAGACAACATTAATCGATATTTTTACATATCAAAGTATATTCCGTTGTCTGTCTCTTACCAAGAAACTCTGTTATATCGGAAACATAACCGGTATACTTTTTGCCGTTATAATTAAAAGATATAAGACCATCATATAAAACAGGAAATGGCGACAGCCCTATCGTTTCAACTTTAAGAGTTTCAACTCTAAAATAACGACTGTCTAATACAACGGGGGACTTTTCACTTTCCCGCCATAAAACCGCATCAGCATTCCCTTCAGAAGCAGTAAACTCAAGTCTGCTTGTACAAGATGATAATATATCCTTATTTGCAAGCAACATCCTTCTTGGAGAATATGCAATATTAAATACCGAAGAAGGAAATAATACTCCGGAAGGCCGATCTCCTTGCCTGTTTAATTTTAACTTTATCGAAGATGTAGAAGGATCCAAAACAGAAACAGCATCAACAAAAAACAAATCATTATCCGAACTACCATCCTTTGTTTCTTCATCTCTTTTTTGCGCCAAGAACTCTATTCCATAACAATCAGCACGATAAGGGCTAATAAGTTTGTATATGTTATCGTTGATTGAAATACCGGTCGAAAAGCTGTTCTTTACATGAAATTCGTCACGACCGTTTATTTCATCATAATCTTTCTTCTCATAGCCCACATCTACCCCGGAGCGTATCAAGGAGTTGTCAATTGAGATATCAAGCCCGTTCACATGCTCAAGTTCTTTCACCGTCTCTGGATCATATAATTCAGTCAAATGACAAAATATAACCTTCTTGCCTTCTATCTTGTAGTAATATCCAAGACATGCTTTTGCCCATTCTGAAAATTTACTGAAAGAGGTATGGACTTTTGCATTCTTGATATCTCTGATACTTTCCGCTGCTATCATATATGGTATCGTAATATCACCTTCCTTTACTTCTCCGGTCATATCGGTAAGACCCATATTGGACAGTATGGAGGTGAGTAATTTATTAGGGGTGAAAACATCGAAATTAACAGGCTCGTTTCTACCTTTATAAGATACGCTAATTTCTTTTACATTCGAAACCGTCATTATAACATCTCCCTCCCAAAGGGCATAACTATCACCCTGACCTATCCACATTATAATTCTATCCCCCTCCTTTAAGTCAACATCATATGCCTTATCTATGCTGATTTTACTCTTAAAAGGTATGGATATAGAATCTATTATTACAGGTGTAGGTTTGTCTCCGTCTTTCACCCTTGCATATTTGGCGATTTCCAATCGCAATTTACTTGCATTCCCATTTGTAATTGTAGCATATACATCAAAACTCATTCGATATTGTATGCTTATGCGAGTTAACGCCTTAATCATATACCCAGAATAAAAATTAGCATTGTCTGGAGCTGTTATATTAACGTCCCCAACATCAATTTTGTTTTTAACGGGAAAATTAGTTGTAGTATATCCAACCGGAAAATTATATTCTCCTAAGATAAAATTGGAAGGCAAACTTATTTTATAAATACCTTCATCAGTCTGTTCTTCGGTCGGTATCACAACAAAATCCGCTTTGTTGTTCAGCTCCATGCGATCATAATACAGCTCATCCGACTTGAGACTTGAAACAGGGATATCATACACCTGTGACTTGTTAGCATTGATTATAGCCTCCGCACTGTTATCTATAGCCTTTATGGATATAGTGTTGCCGTTATTTTGATATGAAGAAAAATCAAGATTACACCGGATCTTCTCATTATATGTCCAAGAATTATTCAATACCCCAATGACTATCACAGCAGAAGCATTCAGATAGTTTGTCAAGAACTCGTTCTCCAAGAGCATATAAGAATCACCGGCAAACTCAAATGAATCGCCAAACGTCCTATATACACCCCCAAAGTCTTTTCTCTTTATCGATATTTCAACATCTTCCCAATTAACTAAATCGTTGGTGGCTTCGTATTTCTTTCCGCCTATTAATAACTGTACACGTATCATATCAATTCAATTTTGAGTTTTTATACGAGTTGTATTCTGTTCTACGTTGCCCTTTAGATATGATCCTGCCCAAAGAACGAATCTCTTTTTTTAGGTCGTTGTTCGTCTTATTGCTTGCTTGAATAATGCCTTCTGCATTAAAGTGGTTCACTATCTGCACCCGTTCCCCGGCTTTGTTATGAGTCAACCAATAACTGTTATCCATAAAACGGGAATAAAACTCAGGATCGTTAATGTCTGGCAAAACTTCTGCCCCTTTAGGTATAGGCATCAATGTCGGCGTGTCAGGAGTAATGTACGCTTTACCTCCAGATATAACAGCTTCATGTTTACCGGCATCACCAACAATAGCCAAACCTCCGGGATGATAATCAGTACCCTTTGCATATTTGGGGATAGGCTGGGCTATAATGGTAGCAAGCTGAATAGCACCCGTTGCAGCAACAAGCGCAGCCATAGGGCCTGCAAATATTCCAAGTTGTTTATATACGGTCATTATAGCTTGCGCAGTGGATGCTATAGTTTGAGCAATATCTATTGTTTTCTGAAATCGTGCCTGTCTTGTTTGCAAATCAGCCTTTTTCTTTTCAAGTTCGGCGTTTCTTGCAGACGATTGTTCCTCTGCTACGCGCTTACGGGCTTCTGCTTCCTCTTTTGTAATAACATCTTTTTCGGCCAAAGCATCAATTTCTTCAACCTTCTTATCATAAGCCTCTTGATTAGCGTCAATCTCAGCTTCTATTTCTTGTATTCTACGGTCAAACATAGAAGATCCTATTTCTGCTATGGCATTTACAGCTTCTTGAATCAACTTCTTTTTTGCTTCCTCTACCTTTTGCCTTTCTTTTAGTTCTTTTTCTGCATCTGCATTTATTTTATCAGTGGTTTCTTTTGATAGCTGGACCCTTAATTGGGCTATTTTTTTCTCCATTTCCAAGCGTTCGTCTCCAGAAAACAGGTACAAACTCTTCTCTAGCAGATCAATTTCCTGTTGCAGGGCTTGAACTGCATATTGATATTGCAAATCTGCTTTCTTCTTTTCGTAGGCTTCTTTCTTGATTATTCCTTTAGAATATTGCTGTTCAAGCATAGATAATTCTTTGTTCAAGAAAATCTGCTGATCTGACAATTCTAACTCGTTTTGAGATTGCTGACGGGAGAGTTGTACTTTACCAAATTCCATATAAGCATCTTCTATAAGTTTTAAGTACTTATTCTCTATCGCCAATTTGCTTGCTTCTGTCTTTTTTGCCTCTTTCAATTCCGCCTCTTTTTGGAGTTCAAGAATGTCCAGCCGTGCATCAAGCTCTTGCAAACTACCCTTTTTAGCATAGGAAATTCGATTATGCGCATCAATCATTGCACGTTTGGCCTCGTATTCTTCCCTAAAATCGGACAATTCTTTGTCTCTCATGGCCTCTATTGCGGCAATCTGCTCATTGACACGGACTCCTTTTGTCTTTACATCATCTATTTTCTTTTGATATTGGGCATTACGAGTCGCAACTTCTTTTTTATAGCCTTCATCCATTAATTTTATACGGGCTTCCTGGATTGTCCGTTCGGCTTCCATTTCGAGTTTCATTCTTCGTTCAGCTTCACGTTTTGCTCGTTCTTCCTCACGTTTTGCCTTTTCTTTATCCGAGTATTTGTCAATACCGGCATCTTCAAGTGTTTTATTTTCTTCTTTTAGCGCTTCTGACATCGCATTTATATAGATGGAAGCCGCCGTTTTTGCCGCCTTAGCTTGCCCTCTTATTCCTTCTGCCGCTTTTTCTGCATTATCCTTTGCTGTTATTGTTGAGTCATTATAAAGAACCAATTGTCCATTTAATGCAGACATGGATGATGCTGTTGCAATAATCGTTTTATTAGGATTGGTCGTATTGAGCTTATCCAACCAGGTAGGATTATTTTTTCTTATCTCTGCTTCTGCTTCTAATTCTAACGCTTCTGCATATTTCTCTGCTGCTAATTTTGATGCAGCTGTATATTTCGCTCTTTGCTCAAGCGCCTTCAGAAATGCGTCAGTATTATTAACTAAAAAATTCTCTGCCTCATTCACATTAGAAATAGAAACATCCAATTTTTTAAACTCAGACTCATTGTCAATGATAAATTGCTTCTTCTTATCAAGATTATCTACCAGACTATTCCATTCATCCTGTAGCTTCTTAATGGAAACAACATTCTGTCCATAGGTGGATGCTGAATTTTTCAACTCATCGAAAAACTTACCACTTGTTGAATTAAGGTCTTCCAATGCATCAGATGCAGCCTTTGAAGCATCCTTGCTTTTAAATAGATTAGCAGCAAAATCAAATATTTTATCTCCATATACAGTCAGCAGCGTAACACCTACAGACAACAATGTTTGCCATGAAACCAAACTCCCAGCGACCTGCCTCCATACCGGCACTGCTTTTTGACCGCTTTTTGTTAATTCGACATTCTCACGTCGTATCCTGGCTATTTCATCAGCTAGAATAGGCAAGTTATTGCTGATCGCAAGCAATCCTGTCTGCATAGATACTGCAAATGCAGGCATTTCTCGACTTAACTGGTTGATTGCATTTCCTAATCCATCCCAATGAGAAGCATAGTTACCTACATTTCGGCCATATACCCCCATTTTAGCATCTTGCTCTTTCAATAGTTTATCCAATTTCTGGATATTCTCAAGCACTTTGGGGTTAACTGCATCTATACCACCAACTTGAGTTCTGGAATAAGCCTTCAATTGACTTAATATGCGAGCTTGCTCTTTGTAAGAAAGATTTGCTGTGTCAAGTTTTAAAATTAGGTTTTCAACCTGATCAGAAGTCAACTGCACATTTTGAGCATGTAATTTATCCGCCTTAGATGCTGCCATTGTTGCTCGTTCTTCAGCCAGTTTAGCCCTACTTAGATCTTCTGAAGTTTTCTTTCTAATCTTTTCTGTAGCAGCAAGTTCTCTTGATACTTTCGACTGCTCTTTTTCCAATTTGGCTTTTTCCTTAGCTATACGTGCCGCCTCTTGATCGGCTTTGATCTGGGCCATTACTTCGTTAACCCCTTCCTGTATTACCTTGTTCTTCTCTTGACGTAATCGATTAATTTCAGTTTCAGCTTTCTGTATCTCTTTTAGGGAAGCCATGTACTGATTATTCTTTTCAATCAACTCGGACATGTTTTTAGGCTCAAAAGACAACCCCTTAGCCATATTTCTTGCCGCAATCAAATACGAATCGTTTGCCTTCCCTATTAAATCATCGAGTTTTTCAAGCTGTCTAAAAGCCTCTTTTCCAACGATTGTCGTTATTTTTGTTTCATTTGCCATATTTTTTAACCTCCTCTATTTCGTTCAACATTAATCTAATAAGGTTTGCATATTCTGACGCAGTATATGTCTTGTCATCTATCCGCATTTTGAAATGAGCCGATAAAATCATTCGCTCTTTAGTAAAATCTACTTTTCTATTGATTTGACTGGTACTATCAAGCTGCTCTTGAGTCATTTTCAATCTTAACCGAATATAAGCCAATGAGGATTCTATTTTATTTATCAATTTCTCCGCATCCGCAACTGTTTCAATATTCACATTTTTTATGTCAACAATAGTGAGCAAATCGGAGATCTTATCTATTTCACCTAGTTTTATAAAATTTAATATAGCTGATATAATGGATATTTTAGTATAATAATTTATGATCAAAGAACGTTTAGAAACTGCGAATTGTAGATTTTTATTTTCTATAATTTGGTTATATTCATCCATGATTCTACTGAAAATCAAACGCAACTCTTTGTCCGAAGACCTCCCGGAAATTATCAACGCTTTCAAGTTCCCATTGTATGCCTCTATGAACCTACAGAGAGGTATCTCATCGCATTTCGTGTATAACTTTGCCATATCAAAATTCAAGTTAAAAAATATTCATGCCTATCTTCACAGACCAGCATGATCTATATGAAGACTTATCAAAAAATGTTTTATACCGTTAGTACTTTTGGCTCCCAGTTTTTACGATACAGCTTTCTTAGATATGATATCAACTGTTCATAGGTTGATATAAATCCTTCTTCTATCAAGCCAGCAATTTTCTTTTCTAATTGCCATAACTCACGCAACCTTGCTTCATCTCCATGCTTATTCCGTAACATCTTTTCGTGGGAGTTAAAAATGATCCAGTTTAACGCCTCTCCTATTTTTTGCATTGCTTTCGGCATGAAATGGCTTGGGACAATTTTCATAACAGCGGACGAAAGTTCTTTGTATGCATCTCCCGCGTCATTACGATATCGGATCATCACGTCATAAACAAAACGTAGTACTTTCACCTCAAATGTTGGATTGATCCACATGGCAAACTTGATGAACAAGAGAGGATTCATCCAAACTTTATCAGGAGTTTTGCCATCTTTAGTGTTTCTCCCTTTTGTCTTTATAAGCAATTGATTTTCACCAATGTCGGTTTTTAACCTATGGCTTTCATCCACAGATAGGGCCTTTAAAAACTCTTTCGTTTTAGGGCTATCTATAAATTCGGACATACGTCTTCTTGGATTTTCATCTACATTATTCCATTGACGAAGTAATTCGCCTCCGTCAAAATATCCATCACTTGTTCGTTGAATCACTGAAAAATTATCAATGTAGCGTACCATCTCCTGATTTGTCTTCATCTCTTTTTCATTTTAAATTAAACAAAAAGAGCCATACCCCGCAGGATATGACTCTTGCCGGGTATGGCTCTTAGGCTCTAAATCTTTTGTTATACTGTTACAAACATAGCCAAATTGCACGGAATAGCCAAATCGATCTATGAGTTATTTAAACCCCATTATTGCTTTATCGGCTGCGCATGCGCCGGCACATCCTTTAAATCGTACGGTCCCGGTGTCATAGCCTGTATGCAGAGGTACAATACTCCGTCCTGCGTGTAGTACTTGTTAAATTCAAGTGCCATATTTTGCTTATATGGAATAGGATCTTCTATCGTGCCGGAATGTTCTTCTGCGTCTACTATTTTCCACAGGCTTAGGGTAGCTGTGCTAGGCTTCCAGTTATCTTGTGTGAGATGGTCTTTAATACATTCCCAAAGGACATCTTCAACTCGGTATCGTTCGCCAGTTTTGACGTTTATTCCGGTTTCCCATTCGGGGTATCGATCTTTGACCTGTAAGGCTTCCGACGGGGAAAGGTCATATGTATTTATCTCTTCTGTAGCCTCCTTGTCCAGTTCGTCCAAAGCCAATAATCTGCTGAACTGCCTATTGATTACGGGTTGTTCTCCTTCTGAATAAGTCCATTCTTCACTATTTAACAATTCAATAAAAGTTGGATCACTAAATGAATATCTTGGAAATGATTCATCTTCGAAAGGTACTAACATTTCTTCATGTAAAATAACTTTACTCTGATCTATACTTGTTCTCATTTCGGGCAGTATTTCAATCCCATGCGATTTTGCCCATAATAAATCTACTATTGCGTATTTCATATTATTTTGCTTTTAAAGTTTGTAAATAGTTATATGCTTTGATACATTCGTCTTTGGA